CGTGTGCTCTTCCGATCTATGTAGCTTCCATTTTCAATGTTGTTGTCAGTGAACAGACCTTCTTGCACACCTTTATATTGCTCTAATGCATTAGTTCCTGGCTCTTGCACATAGACATGTATGAATCTTTCTGACACATACATCTGCTTGTCATCCGTTGTGTCATTGTCTGATCTGATTCCATTCAATACAAACTTCTGATATGTTCCACCATTAGATGTGAATGTTGTAGTGTAAAGTTGCCATATTCCATTGTAGAACAATGTTGAAAATTCACCATTAGAGTTGACATGCACATCATCAACAGTTGAGTAGTATATTCTCTTTCCAGTTGAATCTGACTTTCCAGTGTCAATTACACTGTACTTGTATATTATGTTCTTAGTGTCAGTCAAATTTAGATTAGTAGTGTCTAAAGTGAATTCGACTGTAGCCGGTGCACAGCCTTTAGGATTGTAGCCTATGAACTTGACTAGTCTATTCATGTTTTCATACAGTCTAGTGTCGCTGAACATGCTCTCTGCAGCAGTGTTGTTCAATGCATACAATATGCACTAAGCCATGTGTGAAAATATGTCAATAAGTATTGCTAGATTGCTTCCTTCATACACTTGGTCTGTAAAGGCTGTTGAATCTGTCAACTTTCTAGTTATCAAGTCTTTTATTGAATAAGCCGAAAACTTAAGAAACTCTTGGTTGTTTTTTGCCATTGTAGAACTATCCTACTCAAATCTTATACTGTCTAGTCACTATTTACTCTTAAAAAAATAAAGCAACTATCTAAAATAGTTGCTTCATCTTGCATAAACATGCAAATCTAGAATTATATTGGAGGTGATGTAGCAGCACCCATATTGCCAACATGCATATGTCCAAGGAATGACTTTCCACCAATTACTGCATCAGCATCAATAGTAGTCTAAGATGTCACATGCAAAGTGCTGTTTATTGTAGTAGCGCCATTTATAGTAGTTTCACTGTTTATAGTAGTCTATGGAGTAGTTATAGTGACAGCGTTTGTAGTCTTTATGTCTAGCTTGTCTGTTGTAGTCACTGTCATTACGCCATTGCTGTCAAATGTTATTACACATGTGTTTCCAGTCTTGTTGCTTACTATCTGTATGTCAACTTCACCTTTCATGCAATCTACAACATGTGTGTATTTGTTCATTGCTATCTTGTCATCAACTGTTATGTTAAATGTGCTAGATTGCGCAACTACATTCTTTGCAAATGCAAAATCTACTACTTTAGAGCCACTTTCTTTCTTTTCACTTTTGAATGACTCTTCTATTGAGGCGTCATAATGGTTGAAAATGTTTAAGCTGTAGCCATTCTTTATGTTCAGCTTAGAGTCAGAGTTTGAATATTTCCAATTAGCTAAATGGCCATAAAATCCTGACTCTGAATCAAGATTTGACTTTATCTAGCCTACTATTGTCTCTACAGTGCCACCAATGCTTTTCTTAACATCGCTCTTAGTGTTAAGAGTGATGTTGCCAGTTTGCTTCATCAATATCTAGTTGCTGATGTTGCTGTTTATAGTGTCAGCTCCATCTATGATGTTAGCAGCACTTATAGTCTCAAATGCAGAATTTCCTTCTTTAGAGCTCAAGATTGATGAAAGCTCTATCTTCTTTATTATGTTTACTGCTTTCTTCTTTTCATCTTGGTCTTCATCTTCATACTCTTCATCTTCTGAAACTTCAGTTGGATCTGGTGCTGGAGTAACATCATTGTCAGTTATCTAGCCCATGCAAAGGGAGTTTGACTAGTATTTGCTGCTTAGCCAAAATGAACCATCTTCTTCAAATTGAAATTCATTGCTTATTTTTGAAGTAAGACTTACTGTCAGCTGGTTAGTTATGCTGTTCTTTGTGTCTTTATGAAAGCCAGTCAGATGATAGTTGTTGCAATGGTCAAAATACAAGTTTGAGTAGCCAATATGCTTCAAGTCTTCATATGAGCTAAGTGGAATGTTTGTGACTTTACGGTCTGTAGTGTTCTTGACAGAGGAGTTAGACACACCTGGAACAAAAAGCTCATAGATGTTCTTTACTTGGTTTTTCTGCTCTGCTATCTCATCTTTAGACTCAGTCTTTGCAGTTATAGTTGACAATGTTCCAATCTTGATCTTTCCATCATTGCGCATGATGTTCCAATTGTCAATTGACAGCTTTCCATTTTTTTTTACGCCTGTCTTCTCATCTTTTGAGTCTATTATGTTGTATCTGTGTGTGCTAGTTGAAAGTTGTCCAAAGGTGTCACCATCATTGTCAAGAACAAGCTAACAGTCAATGTTGCTCAACTTGTTGTCACGTATCTTCCATACATTGTCATTACTTAGTTTTGACTAATACTTGTCATCAGCTGAGATGTTGTCATTTCCTTTTTCCCAACTGTCATAGTCAACAGAGCATATAGTCCTTATTGGATCTTCAACAATAGCACTTATCTTTCCATTCTCATACCATTCAATATGAGTCTTTCCAGAAGTTACAAGATGACGCTCTGAAACATCTTCTTTAGAGTCTATTTGCCGACCATTCTCTTCTTTAAGGTCTTTCTTTATTATTGAGTATTGGCCAAATGCATTTTCACTTCCAAGAACGGATGCAATGTAGACAGGAAGATTTGCATCGCCATTGACAAAGAGACACCATACAGTAGCACCAATATTTGGATAGCTGAAAACACCATTTCCTGCATTAGAACCAGCAAAAAGTGGAGCAGCTTGCTAAGCAGATGGAAGAAGATCTGGCTTGTCTTCATACTTTTCAGCATATACGCTTGGAATGAAGATCTTGCATCTTCCATGCGGAAGATGCTTCAACACTTTTCCAAGATATACGCCGCACAATTTTCCATCAGCTAGCATGATATGCTCACTTGTCAATATTCTCTAATGTAGTCTTTATCTTCTTAGCGCACTTGTCTTGCATTATCTCTTCAAGCGCAGCAGATGCTTTAGCTGCATCATCTCTCATTATTGCATTTACAAGTGACTCAGTTGTTGTATTTTGTGTATTCTTCATTGCAACTCCTAATCTAATATATTATACTATCTATGGAACTTCATATGTGTATACATATTGCTCAAATGACAATGATGGAATGATATATATGATGTCTATCTTGACTGTGTTGTTTTCAGTGTCATTTACTGTTGAAGTGTCTACTACTCTAACTAATTGGACACGCGGCTCCCATTGAGTTATGCACTTCTATATCTCTGCCATTATGAGCTCTTTGTTCTAGTTAGTTATTCCTTCATACAAATACTTTCTAAGCTTGCTTCCAAATTCTGGATTGAGGATGCGTTCTCCTGGAATCCATGTGAATATGTTATGCAATGACTGCTTTATAGCATTTACATTTATGTTCTTCTGCAGCTTGAAATGCGAGCGCTTTCTTGCTTCTTGGTTGTATGCTAAGTTCTAAGAACTAGGAATTATGTCACTATAGAACTTCATCTTTCCTTTTTCTGGATCATCTAATATGTAATTTACAACATCAACACCTTCATGGTCATGGTCTGCACTTAAAGCTCCAGCTTTATATGTTCCAACATATACTTCTTTCAATGGTATTATTGCTGGAGTAGCAGACAATGATAGATCTGCATAAACCATCTTTGATGTTTGGACATTTGCATTTGAATTTAATGCTATATGTATGTTAGCCATTATTATGCATCCCTTCTGAACACATTAACTACATATGCTCTTGGTCTTACTGTTCCACTTGCACCATAAATGCTTCCAGATGCACCTGTTGTAGTAAATCCATAGCTGCTATGGTTGCAAGAGCTAGTTCCACCATGATGTGGATATCCTTCTCTTGAAGAGCTGCTGCTGAATCTGAAACTTACATCATGTGTATGGTTTGGCAAACCAGCTGCTACTTCAGCTCCAGCAGCGAAACTTTCATTTCTAGCTAGTTCACCAGAAGTAAGAAGATATCCTTTACTTTGCACTTTTGTCCAACTCATTCCATAAATGTTCAATGGACAAGTAGCTGCTACAGTCAAATATATTGCTCCAACTGGATATATTGTCTTAAGTATGTTTGCTGCTATTGTGTCAAGAACACTTCCACCACTGCTACTACCACTACCACCACTGTCTTCCATTAAAGTGACATATGCACGTTTCTGATCATCAAGTTCTACTGGCAATTTTCCATTTGCTCTAGTTGCTCCTAGTCTTATTGTTCCTGGCAAATTTGCATCAGCATATGGAACATCTACAAATGCATTGCCATTAGATAGTTGAACAGGAAGGCTTGTTCCAGAACGCGTAAATCCGACTTTCATTATGCCAGGAGCAGTTGTTGTTGCCTAAGGAACATTGACAAATGCTTTAGATTCAGAAACTTGAACTGGAAAATTGTTGTCAGTCTTTGTGAATCCTGTCTTTATTATACCTGGTTGCACATTAGATGCAGTTGGCATAGACACATACAAATTTCCATTGCTTATTGACACTGGAACATTGTTTCCATTCAATGAATATCCTGTCTATACTATGCCTGGAGAAGTTGATGTAGCAGTTGGAATTTTTTCAAATGTTCCATCTGCTCTATAGTACATGTTCTTCACACTGTTAGAAAGTTCTGCACCACTTGACAAGCTGTTGTTTCCTGAAAACACTGCAAGTCTTTTTGCAGCACCATCTGTCTTCACTAGACCATATGTTGTAGAATCAGCTAATGGAATGTTTTCAAATACACCATCAGCTCTATAGAACTTAGTCTTTACAGATCCAGACAACTTAGCTCCAGCAGACAAGCTGTTGTTTCCAGAGAATATTGCAACTGTTCCAGCTGATCCTGTTCCAGTCAAATTGTTGTTTATTATTGGAGTTACATCTACTTCTATGCTTTTGTTTGTAAGAACTTGTGTTGAATTTTCTGTTATAGAAGAAATAGACTAAGAGAACTGCAGTTTGTTAGTGCCATTTTTTCTGCTAAGTGAGCAACTTGTATAATGGTCACTATACATCCATGGAACTGTCACAAAGCCATTTCCAACTGAGTCTATTGACAATGCATAATTTCTATTTGCATTGTTAGTCTTATAACCAACAGCAATGCTTCCTTTTGTTGATGTTGTTGGTGAGCTAAGATATCTATTGTCAAATACTGGCTGCCATCCACCATTTCCAGCTGACACTAACTGCGTTATAGACAATCCTTTTTCAACTTGATTAGGGCGCACAGTATTTTGATATGCAAGAACGCTTAGACCCAAGTCTTCAACACCTGACAAGCAAAGATTCTTGAATTTGACATCAATTAATGCACTTGGTATTTTTTCACTGATATGACTTGACAATATGTTATTTCTATGTGCTAGATCACTTAAACGCAACTCAACTTCATCTTTAAATGCAAGATCTTTGAAACCAAGATTGTTTCTTACATCGTTGTTTTCATCAGAGATATTAGTCAAATATTTTGTTGGACTAGCTAATGGACCATATGTGTTTGGATGAACATTTATGTCCATGCATATTACATTGTTTCCAACTTGTTTGTTATTAGACAAAACATTTTCATGCGCTAATGCACCTAGACTTAAGTCATTAGATATTCTTCCAGACAATGTTTCATATGTAGCTGAAATTATAAGATCTGCAAGATTTGACAATTTGATATTGTATGTGACATAGTCACGTGGAGTTGGTCCAGTTTGCTCTATCATTGGGTGTGAAACTAGATAAAGATCATTTTTATACACATCTACATCACCATTAATGGGCAATGCTGTAAGTTGCATTATTGTCTTGTCGTTGTTTGTCATTGAATCACCTTATTTCATCAAGATTTTTGTGTTGTGTACATAACTTTAAAGCAATAGTATCTTTCTGGTGGCTTATCCATAAGATTTGATGTCTTTGTCTTTGCTTCTTCTTCAAACTGCTGTCTTTCTTCTTCTACCATTTTTTCTAGTATTTTTGGATCTGGTTGCTTTATCTTTCCTTTTTCTACTTGAATTTTAGAAAAAGAACTATCATCACTTTTAATCTGCTCCCATGGTATAGGATCGCTTATTGATGATGCATTAAGCTTTGTAGCGTTGTTTTTTCCAATGAATACAGTAAAATAAGTCTTTGCTAATGCCAAAACTTTCTTCTTCAACTTGTCTTTTGTCTGTTCTAAAGCTTTCTTTCGCTCTTCATTCTCTTTTTCAAGACCTTCTTCAATCTCTTTTATCTTGTCATCATCTATCTTCTAGTTCTATGTGACTTTTTGCTTGTAGTCTTCAAAGTACTATTCATATGGAAGCTTCATGTCTTTGCACTCTAAGAAGAATCCTACTTCATACTATGGACCGTCTTTAAATGAGAACTTGCTTTCAGTCTCTTTGTCTGGAACATCTTTAAGCTTTTCATTCAACACACCGGCATTCTTTATGAATACTAATTGCTAGTCTACAGTCTATGTCTTAGCAGCTAGATGCAACTTAGCTATAAGAACTCCACCATCTATGCTAAAAAGCTCTTTTGGCTCTGCAGTGTCTTTCTTTTTAGAAGACTTGTCATCTTTCTTGCCAGAAGACTTCTCTGCGCCTTCTTTCTTGTCTTCTTCTTTGTCATCTTCTAATATCATCTTAACTGCTCTTTCACTTGCTACTATTGTCTTTATTGTCGTTGAACTTCAAACCTTTCATTGGAATGATGTAGAAGTCATAGTCTCCACCATCACCTGATTGGACTTTCTTTCTGTCAGCTTGCTTCTTGTACACAGCTTGAAGCTCAGTGTCTTTGTCTAAGCCAGCGGATGCATCTGGATCAAACTTGTCAAAGTCATATCCAGCTTTTCCAAGATCTGGAATAGTTGGAGCACCAGGAATGTCTTTTCCATTCTGCTGTGGTTTAAGTGTCTTCTTGTCAACTGTTATTGGCACATCTTTGAACACTTTCACTGGCTCTTCATTGAGAGGTTGTGGATCATCCATGTTTGTCTTAGTTGGATCTTTCTCATCAAGTTTTGGAGCGGTGAATGTTATTCCAATAGTCTCTGCTGGATCAAGTATTCCAGAATAGTCTGGCATGACAAATATTGTATGAAGCTTAGTCTCTTCTTCAGTAAGCTTCTTGTACTTAGCAACTATCTCTTGGTCACCTTCTGGATCTTTTATGTCTTTAGGATCTGGTTCCCATTTGTCAAACTCATAACCATCAAAAGTTGGAGGCTCAGCTGGAGGCTTTATCTCTTTTCCTTCTTCATACTCAACTGGATCACCTAGCTGTTGCAGATCATCAGGCTTCTCTGGGTCTTTAGGAACTTTGAAAATGAACTTAGCATTTGGCTTGTTCTTCTTGTATATTGCTACTATGTCCTAGTCGCCTTCAGGATCTTTGAGAGTCTTTGGATCTGGGTCCCACTTCTCAAACTCATAGCCATCATCTTTGAAGTCAGGTGGATCAGGTGGAGTTATCTCTTTTCCTTCTTCAAATTCAATTGGATCTCCAAGCTGCTCTAGATCATCTGGCTTCTCTGGATCTTTTGGTGCTTTGAAAACAATCTTTGGAGTCTTCTTGTACTTAGCTACAGCTACAATGTTGTCAGTTACATTGTCAAGACTTATTCCATCAGTGTCCCACTCTTCAAACTTGTAGCCATCAATCTTTGGTGCTTCAGGCGGCTCGACTTTTTCACCATACTTGACAGTGACAGACTCTTCACCGTCAATCTTGACTACTTCAGTAGAGTCCGGTTTCTCTTGGTCTGGAGCATACTAGAACATTACCTCAAATTTTTTGTCTTTATCTTTTTCAGAAATGTACTTGGCTACAATCTCCATTGATTCACCTTCAGCTTTAGACTCTATTGAAGGCTCCCAATTTACACGAGTCTTGTCATAGCCATCTTCAATGTTCTTCAAAAGATCTTTTGTTATGTTTGGAAGCTCATCTTTGACTTTCTCATCTTGATTTATAGCTTTTCCTTCTTCAACTTCAAACTCACCTAAAGGATCACCTTTCTTCTCACCAGTCTTAGGATCAGAGTCATATATTGAGATCTTCACAGTATCAGGACCATTCTTCTCATACATTGCATAAGTGTCGCCAGTCTCATCCATGTTCTCTGGATCTGGCTCAAATCCCATGAACTCCCATTTTCCTTTGTTCTTGACATCTGGAACTTTTACATCTTCTCCAGGAACAATCTTCAAAGGCTCTCCAATGTCTTTGTACTTCTTCTTGTCATCATCACTCAAGTCTGATGGATCATCAAGTTGAGATGGATCATCAATGTCCTTGAATGTTATAGTTATCTGCTCATCATCTTTCTTCTTGTAGACAGCAACTATCTCTTGCTCATCTTCAGGATCTTTAAGCGTCTTTGGATCTGGATCCCACTTCTCAAATTCATAACCATCAAATGTTGGGGGCTCAGGAGCTTTTGGCGCTTTTCCTTTCTCTGTTTCTACTGGATCACCAAGCTGTTGCAAATCTCCATCTGGCTTAGTTGGATCTTTAGGCGCTTTGAAGATGAACTTCACATTGTTCTTCTTGTTTGGATCATCTGGATATTTCTCAAGAACTTTAGCTAATGCATCAAGCTCATACTTCTTGTCATTAGTCTTTCCAACACGTTTTGACACAACTTCATCTAGAAGCTTAAGGATCTCATCAACTGAAGTAAGCTTTCTAGACTGTCTTACAAACTCTTTGTCTATCCAATGCTCAGAATTTGCAGAGTTCTTGTCTTTGTTGCTTATCTCTATTGACTTTTTCAAATATTCATTGTCTGAATGCTCTTTTCGAACATCAGCTAGTTTCTGTCTATATGCCTTTGTTATCTCATCTATGTTCTTTGTGAAGTTCTCAGCACCAATTCTCTTTATTTGGCTTATAAGATTCTTTTGCTCCTCAGAATGTCCTTCAAAAAGCAGACGCTCTAGAACTAATTGTGCATCATCATTTGCTTCAAACAACATGTTGTACAAGCTTCTGGTGTTCTTTATGCTTTCAGACTTTGGCTCACTGACATTGAATGCATATATCTCATCGCTTTCAGCATCTGCTGACTTTCCAACTGCATCAAGGAAGTCTTTGTTGTTGACAAGATTCTTAAACAACTTCTCAACTTTGCTCTTCACATCATCTGGAATTGTCTTTCCTTCTGGATCATCTTCAACTGTTATTGTCTCAAAAAGCATCTTAAGCAAAGACAAGTTAGCATGAAGAACTTGCAATGACTCTTTTGCTTCTGTCTCACCAGCTGGCTTGTCAGTCACAAGCTCTAAAGTGAATGCATTCTTGTGCTTCTGTATCTCTGAAAATGCTTTCTCATCATTAGCGCCATTTGGCTTAAGAAGATTGTCAACTATGTCTTTTGAGCTTTGTATTGTAGTCTCTTTCTTTTCTGCATCTCCAAACTCTTTGTCAACTTCACTCTAGAAGTAGTCTTTCATCTTGTTGAGAGTCTCTTCAAGCTTGTCTCCAGAATCCTCTCCATCTTCAAATATGAATGGCATCTCAACTTCTTCAGCAAATGACTCATCATTCAAGTTGTTCTTAAGCTGCTTTGACATCTTGTCTTTAGTTGTGTCATTCTCTGAATAGCCATTTATTAAAATTATTTTGTTTGGATTCACTCCATTTTTTAGTGTCTTCACTATTCCTTTTATAGAGTGAGTTATGACTTTAGCAAGATTGTTCTTGTTCATCACTTTTCGTGACTTGTCATTCTTATGTATCTTGACGCAAAATGACAAATTTGCTTTTTTTATCTGATCTGCTTCGTCTTTGTCTAATTTGCCTTTAAGATGTGGAATTATAGTCTCTTTGTCAAAGATTTCTGCTTGAGCTCTGCACTGTGGATATTTCTTCATGTTGTTCATGAAGTTCTGCTTAAGCTCTTCTGGATCAATTGATCCAAACACTTTCTCTAAAGCATCAACAACATCACCAATTGTGCCAGAAACTGAGATGTCTTTTCCACCATTCTTGAATGAGTGTGTGCTTATTCCTATTCCAATTTTCTTGAATAAGCTCCATATTCCTTTGACAAATCTTCCAAAGATCTCTTTGAATGTTACAAACTTCTCACCTTCAATGTCAAGCTTATATGTTATGTAATAGCCAGTGGCTTCTTCTTTGCTTGATTCATCTTTGTCACCTTCTGAAGATTCTGGCTCTGCATCTCCAGACTTCTCACTTCCTTCAGCTGGTTCAGAATCAGAAGGAGGATCAGCAGATGGATCTGGATCTGCCTCTAGCAAATACTAGCTAAAAGTTGGAATTGACATGCTTTCATTTGTTGAATCGTCTTCATCAATGAGCTGCAAGTCTTTTTCTGTTATAGTTTTTGAAATGTCTGGACCTGAAAACCATTGCACATATTGCTGTATTCCTTTAAGAGCATCAGCTTTAGCTATCTTCTTTCCTTTTGCTTTGTCAAGTGGAAATGCTGCAATAATGTGCTTTCCTGGTCCATAAAACTCTAACTTCTTTCCAGAACCTTCTAATGCACTATTCTAGATATCACATGTTTTGCCAACTTTTTCTATTGCCTTCAAATGCAGCTGCACAAAAATGTCATCTCTGTCTAACACACAACCTGGTGCCAGATTTTCTTTCTACTTAGAAAATTTCAACTTTTCATCTGCCATAACCATTTACTATTTACTTTACAGAAAAATAATAAACTAAATGCATAAATTTGCAGATAGTTTGATCTAAGATAGTAAAATAGTAAAAACTTACAGCTTTTTAGACTTCTAAACATCATCAAAGACGAAGTTTCTAGTCATTGTAAGATTTTGTGTAAATCTTGAGTTGCTGTCAGCATTTGGCTTTATGAATGTGTCAACTTTTAGAACTATCCAATGTCCTTCAATTGACTTGAATCTTTTTTTGACTGAGTCAATGTCTTCATTCTATGTTGTTGATCCTCTGTCAACATTTATCATCATGCAAGTTCCTGGCTTTCTAGTCAAGTTGCCAGCAACGTTCACAATGAAGCCATTGTAGCCGAGCAGTGTGTCAATTGCATTTTGGTAAAGCTTCTCAATTGGCTCATTGTTCCAATATGTTGATCTTGTTATGAAGTCTCGTTGCGCATTGAAGCGCTTCTCATACTTCTCAAAAGTGTCATCTATCTTGAAATGCTTGTTGTAGTATTGAAGCAAGTCAGCTTCTTTAACTGGCATGTCTACAAACTTGTTCTTCTAGTAGTTGTAGCCAGTTGCATTCAAGTCTTTAAGACTTCTGAACACCTAAGTGAATGGAAAATATGTGTTTGTTGAGAAGTTTGACTAGTAGCTGTTCAATGTAGTCTCATTTTGCGATTCAAACATTGATATAAGAAGCTGTTCAGTTGACTTAAGTGTCTGTATGTTGTCTAAGTCAAACATGTAGAACTTGTCATACACATGGTCATAGCAAAGAAACTTCATGCTAGTTTCATGCTTGTCTTGGTAGTAGTATTGTCTAGCTAGCAAATATGGAATTGTTGTGAACATGTTGTCATTTCCATTTGCTATGTAGTTAAGCTTCACTGTTGACTTGACTTTGTCAAATGACTCTGCATCAATTGTGAGCTTGCACTAAGAAAGAAGCTTCTTGACAATAGACAAAACTGGCTCTGGTGGATTGTCATAGTTTGAAAAATCAAGATTTGCTACACATTTCCACCAGTTAGCACTTATCATGTTGAGTCTGTAAGTTATATGGTGCTTTTGCCTGTCTACAATCTCAATGCTGTTTACATGAAACACATGGTACATTGACTATTCACGAAATGGCTCATAGTCAGTCTTTGGATTTATTTGGAAAAACACTATCTTGCAATAAGTGAACTCTTTATGCAAGAACTTGTCTACTCCACCATTTATGTCAGTGTAGACTAATGAAGCTGTCATGCATAGCTAGTTGATAGCGTTATGGATGTCAAGCTGCACTACATTTCCTGCATCTAGCTGCAATGACATAGCAGTGCGCTTCAAGTTGTTAGAGTACAAATTTACTCTAAATATGTACTTTTGGCCAAAACATTCAAACTGACCATCGTTGCTGAATGACGCTTTTGACATCTAATTGCTTCCTTATCACTCATCCATCATTGCACCAAGAATTTCTGCTATAAAATTCGGCTTTATGTATTTTATTGTACTTCCAGCACGCAGCTTCTTGAACAAGTCTTTTGTGCTTACATCATTCACTTTCATGAGCAACCATGCTAAGTGTGTAGTCTAATATAGCTTGTATGATGCTAAAGGCCAATACATGTCATGCTAGATTGTCATTTCTGGAAGATTAGCATTCTTTGTGTCAAAATACAAGCTTTTGTTCAGATTGTATATGTAGTTGCCACGCTTGTCTTTGTATATGTTGAACAAGTTTTCAAAATCTTCTTGCACGACTTGTGATGATTCTACATTGTCAAAATCTGTTATCTTAAGCTGCTTCATCTAACTCTCCTTGTGCATCATGCAGATGGAAATGTGTCATTTGGCCAATATTCTTGTATCTTCTTAGTGACATCTTTAGTGACATCTTGAATAGCTTTAGCTACGCTAGATGCTTTGTATCCACCAGCGGTGCTGTTGTCACTAGATCCAGTTGGTGTCTCAATCTGCATTCCATTTGAATACTAGAACAACCATGTATTGAATGTCGCTGGCAAACAAGATGAAAATGTCATAGTCAATTCATACACATCTGGAATCTTTATCTTCCTTGAAGTTATAAGCTATTTAGGTGTAGCTTTAAGATGTGTTCCTTTCTTAAAGTACAACATATCAAAAAACTATTTTGATGGATCTCTTAAAAGACCTTTTGAATTAACTTTGAACTTTCCAGTGCATGCAAACATTCTAATGCTTCCTTCAACTTGCACATCATACAAGCATGGACCAGACTAGAATATTCCATATTGCACGTACTTGTTGTTTCCAATCAATGTGTTCACACATATGAAATTTGCAACGGCTGCTTCTAATGTGTCGTTGAAAAGATTCACTTTAATCGTTATGTCTTCTTCATTAGTTTGCCAACCTTCCATAGCATTCCATGGTGCTAAGTAAAGCATTCTTATGTTTCCAAGCAATGCATCTGCTACTTTTCCAACAATTCCATTTATGCTATGTGCTGCGTCTTGAACTACTTGCAAGTCAAATGCTGTTGATCCCCAACCTTTAGTTCCATCAGATGAATAAAGAAGATCTCCATCAACCTTGCATGGAAACTCATATACATTTGTTGTAGTGCTTGACAAGAATGTGTAGTAGAAGAAGAATGGCATCTTTATGACATACAATGTATGGTCATCACTGCCAGCCATATGCTTAGACGAAGAATCATCTATGTCCTTCAATGTTGGTTCAAGTGCACCCATTACATTTTTATTTTTTTCTGGTATTGTGCATGTAAGATATTGCATTATCCATTTAGCTGCATGCCATATCTTCTTTGCAATTCCAGCCTAGTCATCTGGCTGTTCTTTGGTATTGTCTGGTGGTTTGCCTTTTGTTGCAGTCTAATCTTGCTTGTCTTTAGTGTTTACTTTTTGCTATTGAACTGTCTCTTGCAAGTTTGTTATGAAGTTAAGAAGCTCATTAAGTGGAGTGTCACATTGAAACTCTCTTATCTTTACTCCTGGAAGACAGTTGAAAATATGATTTATTGATATAGATTCAGTTACTACTTTGGCACTATCTGCATCTCTTCCATACAATAAGTCAAATGATAGATCCTAAGCTGCTTTAAGCTTGAATGAGTTTGGACATATTCCAAGTTGTAGTTTGCCGCCTCTAAATGAAAAATACTATGCTTGTTTTCCGCCTAGTTCTGATGACTATGATACAGGATCACTGACCTGTCCACCAAGCTTGAACGGCTAAAATTCTTGCTTGATGTTGCCAGGAAGATTTATGAACTTTATATCACTAATACTAAAATCTGACATATTGAAACTCTTTATTATTGTGTTGGCAATCGGCTGCTAGTTGTCTAGCTTGCATTAGCAGCGTTCTATGCTCCACCAGTACCAATGTTGTTTTGCTGTACGACTGTAGTAGTTCCAGCTGCTTTCTTCTTTGTCTCTTCAGTGTTGTTGAGAATCTTGTTTAATGCTGCCATTATGTCTTCTTTATCAGAATCTGTTGTATCTTGTGCTTCAAGTTGCTTCTACACATCTTCTAGCAACTTCTTCTGCTATTCAGCTGTCATCTGGTCTAGTCTAGTGTCAGCTGACAAAAGCTTGTTGTCATACAAGTTAGACAATGCATTAGATACACTTGCATTCAACTTCTGTCTAGTTTCTCTATCAAGATCTTTTACATCTTCTGATTTCTTTGCTAAATCAGCAAATTGGTCATTAAGCTTGTCAAGCTACTAGAACTTCTACACTTCACCTTTAATACTTGCATTCTTCTTCTCCATCTCTTCAATGAATGAATCTAATGCAGCATCTGGCTTCTTGTTGCTCTTTTGCTTCATCTTAGCTTCAAGATATATTTTCTTTATAGCATCTTCTCTTATCTACTGTAATTTCTTTGGATCTAACTCCTAACCAGTAGTGGCAATTGCATTTCTCTATGCAACCATTACTAGATCTTTTAATTCTTCTCTTGCTTGTTTAGTTACTTCTGTAACGCCTGCTCCAGAAAACCAAGCTTGATCACTTAATGCATCATTCAATTGCTTTTCAGCTTCTTTTGCAGCTCTTGCATATTTTCCACCAATAGACATAGCATAAATATCTGATTGTTCTATAACATTTGACATTGCTTCTTTTATCTTATCTTGATTTCTACTGTCTGCAATATTTTCAGCGTGTCCTGCAGCAAGAGCTAATAAATTAGATGCACTTACATTGTTTCTTCCATCTGGTCTAGTAAGAAGTGCAGTGACTGGTTCTTTAAGTCTTGATTGTGTATCTCTAAATATATTATTTAAGCATGCGCGCCAGTCATCATTACTACCATCTGAAAATGTATCAGTTATTTGCTCTGCATACCAATCAAGTTTTCCATATGTATCAGATTCAATACTAAGTATTCCTTGCATTGCAGTTGTAAATCTTGCTGCAAGACCTGGATCATCTACATGATTTGCTTTATCGTCAACATACTTTTGCACAAAAGATTTAACCGATGTTATAAGTATCTTTATCTTAGCATACATGTTTGAAAGTATTCCATACTTGCTTGAACTTTCAAGCCTGAAGTCTGCATCTGAATCTTTAAGCATTTCTTCAAGCTTGCCTTCAGTAGCTGCTACATTTGCTCCTCTTTTTGCTGTTATTTCTTGCACATATTTGTCAAAATTTGCTTTGTCAACTTTACTTCCATCTGCTAAAACATAAAGTTCTGGCTGTTTATCTTCTATTTTATCTACACCTGCTTTTTTCAGTATCTCTCCATATCTATTCCAAATCTTGTCTTGCGCCTTATCCATTCTTTCAAGAATCTTTCTATTCTCTTTCATCTTCTTTGTCAACTTAGTTGATTGTTCATCAGCTTGCTTTGCTGCTTCAGCTGCTGCATCTTCACCAATTTTCCAAATGTAATACAATGCACCACCAACAATCAAAGCTGCACCAGCTGCTGCCCAACCAACTGGACCAGCACCAATCAAAGCTCCACCTAATTTTCCAACAAGACCACCTGCGGCTTTAGCAGCAGTGATTCCACCTTTAACTAGTCCAGGAAGTGCTTTCAATGTTCCGCCAGCAAATTTAACTAGCTTCAATATCATACCTACTGCGCCAAAAGGATTCTTTATAAGATACCATAGACCAAGCGCTGTCAAAATTCCTTGCCAATGCTCTTTAAAGAAAGGAATCAAATGGTCTCTTATGAATGGCCAAACATGGTCAGTCATCATTGTCTTGAAGAAATGTCCTATTCCTTTAGGGAAAAAGTTATGATAAAGCACTTTTCCACCTTCTTTGAATGCTTTTATTATTCTTTTTCCTAATGGTAAAGAACTATCACCAAGAATATTCATCATGACATCAACCGCTGGCTTTATCTTAGTAGTCCATATATTGTATACTTTCTTCCAAACAGCTTTTACTTTATCAATAATTTTGTCAAATGTAGGTCTAAAGAACTTATATAGCACAAACAATGTTCCACCAAGAAGCAAAACAAGTAATAATGGATTCTTGAACAGCTTCAATACCCATTGCAATGGCTTCAATACTAGCTTAAGACCCATGAACACAAACTTCAACATTAAACCAATTGGACCCATAACCATTGAGAATGCGCTACTCATAACAGCTCCCATTGTAGCAATTCCAGCCATTATGGTTGATGTCATCCTGTTCAACTTCTTTGTAGTCTTCTTGAATATAGATTTTGCATTGTCTACTATCTTGTCTTTGACTTTTCCAAAAAGCTTCTTAGTTGAATGATATGCATCTTTGAATCTTTCAACTATAGAATCATTCATTCCTCTTATATTATGAGTTATTTGTATTGACTTTCCATAGACTTCTTCCATTGCTTTGTCAACAGATTTGAAATGCGTTGTCAATTTCTTTTTGTTTTTAGCATCTAAAGTCTTTAAAATACGCTCTGTCTTAGGTGTTATTTTTGATACGGTCTTATATATGTTGTCTAACACGTCTTTCTGTATTTTTTCATTTTTAGCCTTCTTTACAGATGAAACTACTAATCTAGTATTTTTATCTATACGGTCTATTGTTGCTTTCTATAATTTTGAAGAATCTTGATTTTTTACTGTTTTAGCTACTTGCTTGATATTGTCATTTATATTTTTTATTGTTCCTTGCTATAAAGAAACAGACTTGACTAATGAAGATACTGAATTAACAGTCTTATCAAATCCATGCATTGCATCTTGATGCACTTTAGCTGCTTTTGAATTGCTGAATGTTGAATGTATTTTCTTTATATTAGTGTCTATAGCTTTATTAGTCTAATTGAACTGCTATTCAGTAGTAGCATTGAACTTCTTTATGTTAGTGTTTATTCCACCAATCTTGTCATCAAGATGCTTGAATGTTGACATCAACACATTGTCAGACTTAGTAGTAGCTGTTGATATAGTCTTCTAGAATATTGGAAGAATATTTTCTTTCAATCTTTCCTCTATGTCATCAGATATGTCTTCTATAAGTTGTTCATTGCCATCTTCATTGCTAGCAGCTTCTGCAGTCGGTGTTTTTGTTTCTGATGACTTAAGATATTCTTTTAGTTCATCAAATCCTTTCTTTCTTTCATCATTGTATTTAGACAAAAGTTTTGCTATGTCATCTGCCAAACTTCCAAACTGCTTAATGTCAATTGAATTAGCAACTGATTCTTTTATGTCTTCTAAAGAGTCTGATACATTCATGTCTGACAATGTCTGCTTTACGCGCTTCATTATCAAATTGACAATGTATATGTATTTAGGATCATCTTGTCTTCCATAAAGATCTTTAGCTGATGCAGTGACAACTTCTTTTATGCTTTCAAGAAGCTTAACATTCTATGGAGACTAACCAGAGAAATTGACTTTGTCTATGGCTTTAGTTGTAAAGCCATTTTCAAAGTTCTAAGCTCTCTGGTTGTTTGTGTCGCCCATTTTATTATATGTTTCCTGTCATGAAGTTCAATATGTCTCTTATAGCTATCAATGATTTTGCAAAATTGTTCTTTGCAGTAGCATTGTCTTTCTCTTTAAGTCGTTTCTCATATTCATCAGATATTCGCTGCATATACATTTGCAAATCCATCACTGACATGTTTCCTATAAAGCTTATTGAGTCAAACTTGAACTCCATGAACAATTGAACTTCTGAATCAAGTATGTATTTGTATATTACAGCTGAATATCCCTCAAACATCATAAAAAATCTTTAGCTGTGTCTATTCCTTCTTCATACTTCTCATGACATTGCAAGCATATATGCTGCTCAAACTAGTCATTTATGTTGTTTATGAAGTTCTTAGTTATGAATGTGAGAAGACCATCATCATTGTACACCACTTCATATGGAAACACAGAGATGAGATCTTCAACATCTAGCGGTCCATAGTCTCCAAAGTTTATGTCTTGCACAAGCACGTTTGACTGCTTGTCATAAATCTTGACATTCTTCACAAACATGTATATGTAGTCAAAACCAATGTTTGACTCTTGAGCATCTTTGTTGTCTTTGTTTATCTTATTGTTCTTCATGTACTGCTTGTAGAATGAAGACACTCTACGAACTGTTGGATAAGATATAGTGAACTCAAAGCGACGATTAGATGTCTCATATTTTAGCTGCTTGTCTGACACATCAAGCTTGTCAAGCTTAGCTACTGTTGAACGATAGTCAGCTACATACTTGTTGTCAGTTCCACAATGCTTGCAAGTGAATGTTATCTCTTTCTTAAGCATGCTTGACTGATACACAATCATCAATGCTTTTATCTTGTCAAACTCAGTGTAGTCATAGATGTCAAATCCATCTTCTAGAACTACTTCATTTATGAGTGCGCACTATGCATCATAGATGATGTCTTTACGCATCTCATTGTTTATCATTATTCTTGACAAAGTCTTCTGCTCAGAGACTTTTACTTCTCTCATGCTGAACTCTTTGTCTTGGCTGTTGATGTACAGCTTGTTGACTGTAGTAGCAAAGTCCTGCTCCAATGCTTTAAGCAATGCTGCTTTTGAAGGTGGAACAGCCTTTTGCTGAACAGCTTGATTTGACTGCATTGCATCTTGCAATGCACCTACATTTTCATTTACAATACTCATATCTTTCCTTTACTTTGTTTAGTAGTATAGTCACTAAGACTATTTACTTTTGCAATAAATAGCAAACATGAACTATAATAATTTGCATTCTATGCAATCAACCAACACCTAACATGCTTCCAGCCGCACCTGCAAGACCTTTTGCAGCACCAAGCAACTTGTCTTTGAGACTTTCTTGTGTCTTGTAGCCAGATGTGCTTGTCACATTCATGAAGTCAAATGTGAATGTCACATCTCTTGTTATAGTTGAATCTGCTTCTTGTGTTGGATCATAAGTCTGTATTTGTGTTGGCTTGCAACCAAAAAAGCTGTACTTTATGTCAGCATGCTTTGAGAAATCTACATCAACTGTAGCAGTGGTGTATGGAGTATGTGAATATGACCAATATGGAAGTGTGACTTCTCTCATCCATGGATAGAAAAGAATCTCCATCAAAGGCAGTCGAGTGTTGAGAATTGTAGCAGTGAATGTGTTGTTTTCTGGCATTACTACTCCACCAACAACTGGAAATTTTCCAAGAACAGTATCGACTGATCCCATATTGTCAACTTTTATCTATGGCAATGACATGTTCTAAATGTATAGTCCAAGATTCAATTGCAATGGACCAGTTGACTTAGTGCTGTCTGAAGTAAGCAATATTGATTTAGCTAGATAGTTTACAAATGAATCTTTTTTGCCAGGCTTAAACCCATCATGCTCTGTCTTTACTTGACCTTCTTTTGCTCCTAAAGCACTAGCAATTCCCATAGTAAGATTGTCAAGAGCTCTTTGACCAGCTTGCTTCAAGACATTGAGCATTTCTTTTCCTGGATCATCATCTGCACTAGCTTCTTTTGATGATGGAAAAAATGTGAATGTCACATCAAATGTATGAAGTGGATCTATAGTGTTCACATAGACACCAGCTGATGAAGAGAACTTCATCAAAAAGTCGTCAAGTGTAGTTCCACTTTTTGTTCCAGTCAAAGCACCAACTGCATTTCCTATTACTGCACCAAGACTCATAAATCATCCTACTATTGAGTTTACAGCTGCTCCAACACTTGCCACTGCTCCAAGTGCACCGGGTGTAGCAGACCAACTATTCAACAAGCAATTTACTTCAAATGTAGATATGTCATTAGATGAATATCCAAATTGAAGACCTGAAACGCTCTTGAGTCTGACATTCTTAAGTGTAAGAAGCATTCCTTTGTACTTCTTGTCTCCAGTAAGAGCTTTTATAGTCATAGTGTAGCCACAATCTGCCATCACATTGCTTGACTCAGATATCAAAAACTGCTGCAATGCTGTGTATATGTAGCCTTGAGCGTCATTTATTACTGTCATTGAGAACTCATGAGTGTAGTCATAGTTTATTGGTATCTCAACTTTACGACCATTGTAGTATATTTCTGAATAGTTGACTGACACATCTGGCAAATTTATGTCTGTTATGAAGAATGTAGTGTCAGTCAAGCCAGAAAATGTCACTTCAAAATTGTTCTTTACTTGTATTCCAAAACTGTCAATGATGTCTAGATATGACTTTACTGACTTCTCTTTTGACAGAGCAGTCATTACTCCATTTACAGCGCCTAAAAGATTTCCTACTGGCAATGACATATCACTACTATTTACTTCTTAATGTCTCTAATTCAGAATTACTACATTTTAGCCCTCGTGCTTAGCAATTGAAAATGATAGTTCATATATTAAATAAGCAACAATGTATCTAAGATTATCTGAAGTATATTCTGAATTATTCTATTGTTAAATAAAACAAAATGGCGAACCATTAAGGTTCGCCATTTGCATCAGTTCAACTTTTGTTGAACTGTTATGGGTTCTATGTTCCCTTTGTTCCGTTTGGACCATCACCCTCTGGCCAAGCGTTCTTCTCATGCTCTTGCTATGGAATAGTTCTTGAGTAGTCATTCTGGCCCTCAAGTGGAAGTGCACTTGGACGAGCGATGAATGAGCGCTGACCATTCCAGTTGTATGTCTCAGTGAGACCAGCAATCTTCATGAAGTGGTAGTAGTTCTTTGCATCCCATGGGTTGGACATGATGCCGTAACGTGTACGAGCGCCAACGCTTGGTGTGAAGCTACCTGGCTGCATTACCTTGCTGAGCTGTAGTGGGACATATGGGCAATAAATAATTCCAGAGTCACCTGGCTGCTTTCCTTTATAGCCCATCAACACGTAGTCTGAACCACCAACTGCTGCATAGCTGTCGCGTACAAGGAGCTGCTGGTCATCATTGATAAGTCCAACCTTAGCAAGTGCGCCAACACCTGTGTCTGGGACAGTTGGCATTGAAGCAGATGTCTTGAAGGATGTGAACTTGTTCATGCTGAGCTGCTGGAGCAGAGCGCAAACACGTGGAGTTGTGACAACGAAGTTTGCGTTGCCGCGGCGTGTGCGGATTGCGATCTGGTTAGCCTCGATTGTGATCTGAGTGAGGAGTGTAGCAAGACGACCCATCTGATCAAGACCATCAGCTGTTGCTGGTGACCAAGTAGATGTTGACTTGCCGATGATAGCTGCCTTCACCATCTCTGTGATGATCTGACGATCAATTTCAGCACCGATCTCATATGTGAGTGTGTTTACCATCTCACGCTCAACATCGATACCATGCATTGCCTGCATGTCTTCAGCGAGCTCTGGTGACCAGTGTGCTGCGAGCTTGCGAGTCTTAGCCTCAACAGCGCTCTTCACAAGGCCGAATGTAACAGTTGGATATGTGCCCTGATTGATGTCAGCATATTCTGATGCTTCACCAAGTGGTGCACCTGTTCCCTGCCACTGCTCAGACTGTGTTCCAGCATAAGCATCCCACATGTCATCAGAAAGGCGATCATCCTTTGCTGAAAGACCAGTGTAAGAAGCATCAGTTGGAGCAAATCCAATTTCCTTGTCATTTGTGTCGCGAACTTTTGCATTGCCATTTATCCAACCATTCTGGTTGTAAGTTGGACGATATGCCAAAGCATAGCCAACTGGAGCATTAAGTGGCTGAACTGCTACAAGCTCGTTAGCCATAAGGTCTGGCATGATACGACGAAGCATTGGGATTACTACGTTTGGAAGGTAGTAGTCACCATAATTTGCTCCATTGTAAGGATAGCTATAATCACCAGCCATTACGCCTGTGCTTTTACCATCTTGGAATGGAGAACCACCAGGTGCAACAATGCTGCCCTGTGTCACGCCAGCTTCATTGATAAGGCCCTGTGCCTTATAGAAGTTGCGTGTATTCTCAAGGATCTGAGCAAGAGCAACCTTTGTTGAGGTTGACTCAATTGTCTTGCCAGACTCAAGAATTGGCTTCCAACGCTTCAGAAGGCGTCTCTGATATGCGTTTGTCAATAGATTTCCTGAATCCATTTTCTTGTTCTTTCTTTATAATTTGTTTTAGTTTGTTTTTGGTCTGCTGCCACCAAGCAGCAGAAATTCTTTAGCAGTCAATAGTTGAGAATCTCTTCACCCAAGCATCCATCTGTGACTCAGATATTTCATCATGAAATGCTTCATCAAGATCACTCTCATCTATATCGTCTTCCGCTTCGTTTGTTGACTTCTGATGGTTATTGTGTGGTCTCTCTCCTACAAGACCATCTTCATCAACAGGCTTATCATCTTCTGCCTCATTTGTTGACTTATGATGGTTGTTGTGTGGTCTCTCTCCTACAAGACCATCTTCATTTACACCATCTTCTGCTTCAATGATGTCCTTGACCTCTTCCTCAATTGAAGTCTCCTCTTCATTAGAGGCATCTGCCATGTCATTCTTCACAGACTCATAGACTCTCTTGAACTTGCTCTCAACTTCTGCAGCTGAAGCACCAGCGAGTCTCTTCTTTATCTGGCGTGCTTCAAAAGCAGGAAGATCTTTTGTCTTGCTTTCAAGAAGCTCAACTGCTTTAAGATCATCAATCTTCTTGTTTAAAGCCATTGCTTTCTTGTTAGACTCATTCAACTTGACTTGAAGCTTTGCAATCTGTGTCTCAAGTGCTTTACGATCTTTGTTGAAGGACTCAGTAAGCTCTTCTTTCTTAGCTTCAACTGAAGAGTCATTCACAAGAAGCATGTTCTTAAGGCTCTCATGGATCTTCTCAAGCTTATGCATCTTGCCATAGTCAACAATTGTCTTCTTAGGAAGAACTGACTCAACATAAAGATCAAGATAGTTGCTTACTTTCTGAGATATCTTCTTGCTCTCATTCAACTTAGCTGCTTTTGTTGCAATCTTTGATGTGAGCTCTGAATTCTCTTGAAGATGCTTGAACAAGCTCTCGAATACTTTCTTATATTTAGCTTCAAGATGCTCTGTGACAATCTTCTTTGTTGCTTTAACTGCAAACTCTTTTTGCTTTGACATCTTAGCCTCAACAGCAAGAATGAAGCTGTCAAGATCTGCCTTCTATGACTCATTGATCTTGATGCCTGCATCATTAAGAACTGTCAAGAATCGTGAGTAGCTTTCTCTGATTGATTTAAGACTCATTTGCTATACCTTCAATTTTAGATCGTAATATTATTTACTTTTTGTGAAATGTCAACATATGAAAGTCACATTCCAATGCTTTTCATGAAGTCCATTGCTGCATTGACAAGAAACTAGTTCTTCTTGCTTGAGATGTGAGTATTTGGCATCTTTGATATCTTCTTCTCAAGATCTTCAATCTTGCATTCAACAAGAAGTCCATGGTTGTTTATAAGCCAGCGCTTTGACTCAAGTATTCCATTGACAAACCTATTTCCACTTGTGCTTACCATCTCACCAATGCTTGGATTCATCACAACATCTGCTGTGACAAGCTTCAAGTCTGACACAATTCCATCATCATCAACATTTCCCATAGCTCTGCTGCTTACGCCAAATGCTGTTCCATATTGTGCTAATGCTGCAAGTGTGTCACCACATAAAGTTCCTTTTATTCCAAACCTCTCATCTGAGCAAATTATGACTGACTCACCAATCCATTGCTTGTTGTCTTCTTCTAATGAAAGAATTCTAGCGCAAGCTCTAGTTGGATCTATCTCAGAGCTTTCTGGATGCTCAAGCTCTTGCAAAGCTCTGTCTGTCTTCACCATCTCTTCAATGAAGCGATCTACTTCTGACTTAAGCTCTTCATATGGATATATTCTGTTGTTGCCATTTCTCTTTTCAGACTGCATGAATATTCCACGAAACTTCATTGTCTTTGGCTTGTCTGGATCATAAGCTTCTTTTACAAGCTCAACCTTTTGCTTGGCTTCTGTTATAAGCTTCAATGTCTTTTGATATGCCATGTTATTCCTTATATTGCATGTTGCAACAAATCATGATTATTTACTTTTGTTGCTTTCACTAAATATAGCAAAAGCTGCATGTTATGCAGCTTCACTATAATTTTGATCAATATTATGAGAAGATCATTTCTGACCAATAAGATCACCTTTAGTGCTCTCTTCAATCTCCCAATAGGTGCTATTGAACACAACATCAAATGCTGCTTTGTCACCACCATCATAAGTAAGTGTGACATTTCCAACAGATTTTACATGGACATTGAAGAACTTGTACTTCTCAATGACAGTGAAGTTGTCTTTGTCGAACAGATGCAAACGTATTGTTGACTGCTCATTGATTCCACGATCACCTTCAAAGTAAGATCCATCGCTTATAGCTGGGTTCATTGTCTTGCCCTACCAAGCAAGGAATGCTCTACGAAGCTCGCCATTGACATCGCAAAGGAAGTTTATAGTGTGCTCCTGCTCCATTGTCATTCTTGTAGGAACAATGTTCTGCATCTCATAGCCTTTGAAGCTGACGTTTGCATAGTCAATTCCACGGTTTGGAAGAGTGAAGTTTGTTCCATACAATGGCTGAAGCTTCTGAAGAACTTTGTCAATCTCATTGTAGCCTGATGTGCAAAACACTTCATACTGGTTGTTAGCACGAATTGTGTTTGAATTAGCTGTATTCAAAAAATCTTGTAATGAATATGCTGCCATTTGTTGTTTCCTTTATAAGTCTCAATGTTATTTACAATCAATAGTCATCAGCCCATAGCTTCTTCAAAGCTTCCACCAGTTGAAAGTGCAATGAAGTCAATAAGGATGAATTCTGCTGTCTTGACTGGCTTGATTCCAATCTGTACTCTCAATTCATTGTTGTCAATTACTGTTGGTGTGTTGATTGACTCATCGCAACGAATCTTGTAGTCATATACGCCACCACCAACTTTAGCTGCCTTGAAGTAAGGATCAAGTGCATCAACTAGACGTTGTCTTGTATATGCAGTGTTTCCTTCATACACGAAGTAACGAGCTACTTGGTATGCTGCTCTCTCAAGTCTCAAGAACAGACGACGTACATTTACACGATCGAATGCAGTTGGCTTGACCTAGAATGTCTTCTGGCCTTCAAGCACAATTCCATCATTTGGATAGTTGATAGAGTAGTTCCAATTCTTCTCATATATAGCTCCAGCTTGCTTTGGTGTTGGGCTGAATGCTACATCAACAGCTGCGATTATTCCACGAGTAAGACCAGCAGGAGCATCCCAATAGTTGAAGTTCAAGTCTGTGTAGATGTAAGAACCCATTGCCTTGATTGATGGTGGACACCAGAACAAGTCTCCAGTGAACTCATCTGCGATCTAGAACCAATCAAGATATCCAGCACCATAGCTAGTGTTGAGACCCATAAGGTTCTTTATGTATGGAAGAATGTTAGCATCAATTGTGTTGCTTGGCTTGCTTTCACGAATGATCTTCTTCTGACCAGCAATCACAAGTGGACGAAGTCCATCAGCAATGAACATGCAGTCTTTACGAACACTCTTGCAGAATACATCAAACTTCTGCTCAATTGTCTTCCAAATCTTCACTGCATCATTCAATGTGTCAGCTTTCCACATTGAGCATGCTGTCTTCTCACCATCTTCATCCATTGGAGCATCAAGATCATACTTTCCTTTGCCACCATATACTGCTTTCAAGAAAGAACCAATGTTTGCAAGACCAGCATCTGGAACAATGTCAATATTAAGCTGGTTGATGTCAGCTACTTTGTCAAAGCACTTGTTCATTCCATCATATATTGACTTGTCCAAGCTGATGTTCTCTTCAACTTGATACTCATAGAATCCAAGAGATGGAGCTTTGCAACGTGGCTTCATGACAAATGTGTCAATTATCTTCTTGTAAGCAAGCTTCTTAGCTGCTCTGTTGAAGCAGTTTGAGAAGAAGTAGATGTAGTTAGACTGCGTGTTGATTATTGTGTCAATGAACTCTGTTACTCCAGTGTTCATGTTCTTGTCTTCTTTGAACAATGAACCAGCAAAAGCTTCTACTGGCTCAAATGCAATCTTGTTTCCTTCACTTGGATCAATGTATGCTTTGTAAACAACTACACCAATCTTCTTAAGATTGTCACGATCGAATGCACCTTTCATTGTAGGTGCGCCATTAGCTATCTCTTCTGGTGTCACACCGTCAATTGGAACTGTGCCATAGCCAATTGATGGGAAATATCCATTTGCATCAAATGCAAGTGTTGCAGGAAGATCATCATCACCATCTGCAGCATGCCAACCAGCTGTGCTTGTATAGTAGTAAAGCAACTTTGAAACATTGCTTGCAATAGTTCCAATAAGTGTGTCAGTGTCAATCTTAAGCTTCAAGATCTTCTCTTCTTCTGTCTGCAAAAGAAGCTGGTACTTTTCATCTTCGCTGCTGCGCCATGCTGCAATGATGTCATCAACAAGCTGATTTATCATTGTCTGCCAATTTGACATGTCAGTAGCATCATCACCAACGAGCTAGCTGACGGTAGCAGTGTTTGAATATCTTTCTGACTCAATTATAGATTGTATTCCATCTGCAATCTTTCCAAGAGTGTCTATTGTCTCTTGTGTTCCATCCATTACAATAGAATAATCTTTGTATGTGCTGTTTATCTGCTTTGCAAGATCTGCATTGAACACATTTCCAGCAATTCCAGATGTCTAGCTGCTAAGTGTCTCAATGTCACCAATGTTCTCGAAGTACTTTGCAAATCTATTTTCAACTTGGATAAGCTTCTAAGCATACATTGCATTTACAGCTGTAGTGACAACAGGAACTATTCCAAGAAGCTCTCTTTGCTGGCCTTTGCGATGGTCTTCTTGAATCTTCTTGTACGAACCACAAGTCTTGTCAAATATCATGAATGTTCCAGCTGGAACTTTCTTCTCATCTGTACGATACTCATCAACATCTGAAAGTTCATAAGATGCAGGAACACCGTTAGTTGATATTACAGCTACTTGGTCAATTGTGTCATCGGCTGCAGTCAAAGTGTCAAACATAGCTCTATCAACTGGCAAGCCTGACTCTTTGTCAACATATTTTGTATCTGCAAATGCTTTAGCTACGCTAAGAATGTTCTATGGATCTTCATTTACTACATACTTGATTCCATTCATCTTCTCAAAAGATGCATTGTCATAAGGAAGTCTTGCGCAATACAGTCTTCCATTTTGGTTCAAGACTTCAACGCATGCATTATAGAAGTAGCGTTCTGCTTCATTGTCTGGCTCGCCGTAGTAGTTTGTCCAAGCTGCACGACTTGTAAACTCCATTGGAATGTATGCTTCTCCTTTGTCAGAAAAGCCCATGACATAGCACGCAGTGCCAACCATTGATGGTGAATATTGGCTCTTGTCTATTTCATTTATCTGGACGCCTGGAGCTTGAATAGTCCTAATGCTCATAGTTTCTTTATCCTTTATTGCTTAAAGCTGTTTGTTTATCATTATTTACTTTCAAATTTTGTTTACTGCCTGCAAACTTACGTAAGTGCTTCTTCTATGACAGATGCTGACTAGTTAGTGCATATGAAGTTGAGCAATATGAACTCAATTGTCTTGACTGGCTTTATTGCAATTGAGCATCTTAGCTCATTGTTGTCAATGACATTTGGAGTATTGTTGTCTTCATCACACTTTATGTAGTATTCTATTATTCCATTTCTTTGCTTTGCATGCTCAAATATTGGACGAATTGTGTCAACAAATCTCTCTCTTTGCCATGCGGTATTTCCTTCATACACAAAATACTTAGCAATTCTAGCAACTTGCTTCTCTAATGTCAAGAACAAGCGACGAACATTGACTCTGTCAAATGCAGTCTTCTTGCGCTAAAATGTCTTTTGTCCTTCAAGAATTATTCCATCAATTGGATAGTTGCAAGCATAGTTCCAACTTTGGACATACAACTTTCCTGCTTGGTCTTTGTTTGGACTGAACGCTACATCAACAACTCTTTGCACTATTCCTCTGTTCATTCCAGCTGGAGCATCCCATTTCTGCCAATAAGCATCTGTGAATATGTATATTCCCATTGCTTTTATTGATGGTGGAATCCACATCATGTTTCCACTGTAATTATCAGGTCCTCTAAACCAATCACAATATCCAGCTCCATAGCTAGTGTTCAAGCCTGTCATCCATTTCAATTTTGGAATTATGTTTAAGTCAATGCTGTTCTATGGTGCAGTGTCTCTGACTATCTTCTAGTCACCATCAAGACAAAATGGCCTTAATCCATCTGCAAGGAACATGCAGTCTTTTCTCATGTTCTTGCAGAAATTGTCAAACTTCTACAAAACTGCCAACCAACCAGTTTGTGTAGATTTCATTGTCATTTCTTTCAGCAATTGGCCATTTACATCAAGTATTCTATCAGACTATTCGCCATGATTTGTGCTATTAGGTATATAGTGTGCTTGTGCAATGTTAGCTAAACCAGAATCTACAACTAAGTCAATGTTCCATTTGTTTGTGTCTTTTGCTGTCTCAAATATCAAATTCAATGGCTTTATTATAGAGTTCTAGTAGCTTATGTTCTTAGCGCAACGAGATGCATATTGACCAAGAATTATTCCAATCTATGGCTCTACTGCATAGAAGCTAGCACGCTCATGTGAAGTCATCACAAAAGTAGAGTCTTTCAAATTTCTGTCTGATGCATAATTAGCTTTGACTTTACTTATGTTTGAGAACACACGAATAAGCTTTGACTCTTCATTTACAACATTGTCTATGAACAACGTTGATCCATTCTATGCCTTAGCATTCTTGTCAAGTGATCCAACAAATGACTCTTGAACCTAGAACAATATCTTCTAAGAATCTGCTGGATCTTGCATGACTTTGAATACAACTACACCAATAAGCTTAAGTTGATCAGAGTCAAGATGCGAAGCTTCAGTAAGAGCTAATGTAGGAAAGTAGCTAGCTGCTATCTTAGAGACTGTATAGTCATTTATTGTACGAGTGCTAAGCTGCTAGTCAAAGTTCATTGCGTCAAATGAAAATCCTTTAGCAAAGACATGTGTTCCATCTTGAACTGTATTTATGTCTACAACGGTTGTATAGTTCTCAATGTTCTATGTCACTTCATCTGATATTCCTGTTCCTAAAGTCTCAGTATAGTATTGAGTAGATGCAACATGGTTGAGACCATTAACATATGTTGTCAATGGAACATATTTTCCATCATCAGTTATTGCAGACACTGCACCGCTTGCAAATTTTGCTGGATCAACTGCAACTAAAACACCACCACTACCACATGAAACATACCAGTTGTTGTCTCCACTTGTAGCATATACATCATATTCTTTTTCATTATGCTATACCGTTTCTATTGACAAAGAATATGTTTCTGCATATATATGTTTGCTGCGAGTATAAGTGTTTGACAACTCTTCTATCTTAGTCTCTGTTGAAAGAAGCTGCTAATAGAACAATGCTTGCGTTGCACCAACTACTACTGGCATTATTCCTAGACATTCTTTCTTCTCATACATCACTGTGCCATTTTGCAAGCTTCCAATGTTTGTGACTCCATACTGCATTCCATCTATTCCAACTATTCTCATAGTATCAACTGGAACATTAGACTCATTTATGCAATATTTGTCATATGTTGACAAAGGAATGTAGCCAGAATAAGCTGCATAGCTGTTTTGAGATATTCTTATGTATGAAGTAAGGCTTGGATCAACTGACGTAAGTTCTGAATAACTGCTTCTTTCGTCATTTTCAATAAGTGGTGATATCTTATACTCAACATATGGAAAAGTGTCTTTAGCTTCATTGTCATATGGAAGACGTGCTGCTAAGCAAATTCCACCAGTATTCAAAACTTCTACACAAGCATTCCAAAAATATTTTTCTTCTTCTGTTTGTGGATATCCATAGTTGTCAACTAGAGTCTGAAGAGTGTTTATCCATTTTATTGAATAGTTTTCGCCTTTATCAGCGAAACCGCAGATAAAGCAAGTAGTTCCAACTATACTGTAGTCTGGCATGCCATCATACTATGATCTGTCAATTTCATTTATCTGTATGCCAGGAGCATCAATTTTTCTTAGCATGTCTTTTCTTTCTTGTCTGAAAATATTCTTAACTATTTACTATGTCTAAAATTAGTCCTACTTAACAGCAGAAAATAAAGTACAATACATATGACACTTGAAATCTTAGCTTGTCCTTAAAAGTAATGCAAAACAAGTCCTCATTTTGATAAAGTAGTTTTAGAGGCAGATTCAGGACAAAGCGAAGACATAATTTCATGCAGACATTCTAAGATTTTTGCTTGAAAATATCCTAAAATAAGGGTATTAAAAACTAGCTTTTAGTTATTTAAAGCATTAAATCAATCTTTTTAAGATTAAATGCCTTCATCATATAAAGCTTGTGCCTTTCTAAAACAAACTTGTTCTAGAAACGTACAATCTAAATGTGACAGAAATAAAGACAAACAAAGTTCTTCAAAACTACATCAAAGAGCTAGAAGAAGATGTCTAGCTTGATGTGATGAATCTTAGAGAGAAGAGTCTTCTTTGCTCATCTATTTGGGCAAAGTGGCTTTCATATCTCTTCCATGAAAAAGAAACAGCTGACAGAATAACTGCTGCAAAGCAGAAGATAATGCAGAAGAATCTGTCAAAGAACAACAATAAAGACAGCATCTTGCGGCTAAAGACAGAAGACAAGCTAGCTTAGTCAGATGAGAAAATATAGAAATTGAATATTCTAGCTAAGCAGACTGCTAGTAACATTGACTACATTGAACGAGCTTTGACTATACTTCAGAACTTTGGATTTGCTATAAAGAACACTACAGACATTCTTAAATTGAATTTGAACCACTGATGCTAGAGCAATACACAGATGATCTTGCAAAGATAGAGCTCTATCCAAACGGAAAGCTGTTCAGGCTTTCTTATGACTCTAATGTGAACTCAATGAGAGTGCTTTGCAGACGATATGATGCTTTTGAAGATCTTCGTGACAAGTTCTCAGCTAACAATGACGCTGCATTCTTCTCAAAAGTGCATGGCTTCAACGCTGCATCTAAAGTTTATGTCATAAACAAGTTTGGCTATTTTGACTCAGGTCTTTTGTTTGACATTCTAACGCAAATCAAGCTTGACTATGGTGATCTTTCATGCGTAGCTATGTCTGAAAACTGCAAGAAGTACATTCAAGACTTCTTGTCTCCATTGAAGGCACTTATTTTGAAGTACCAGCTTGATGAAAGCAAAGTGTCAAACATTTCTGACGACATTGGCAGAAACAATGAGCTTATGCGAGATGGAAAGTCTCCCTACTTGTATCGTGAATATCAAGAAGAAGCTGTCAAGAAGCTATTGTTCAAAGGCTATGGAAAAGGAATGATTGAGATTCCAACTGCTGGTGGAAAGTCATTCATACTTGCTAACTTCATTTGGAACATGCTGAAGTTGTTTGACAACAAGCTTAAGTCATTGATACTTGTCCCTAACAAGCAACTAGTAGAGCAGTTCTACAAAGACCTTCTTGACTATGGCTATGATGCTCACATGTTGACTAGATTCACTGCTGGCCTTAAAGGAAAAGACAAGTTCGATCCTTCAGCTAAGATAGCTGTCGCTAATCGGCAGTTTGTGTTCAAGAACAAAGACAAGCTTCCTCAATATGACATTCTCATCTGTGATGAAGTGCACACTATGTCTGCAGCAAGCACAAAAGAGTTCATAAACAGCTTAAGATGCAAAGTGAAGATTGGCTGCACTGGAACATTGCCAAAAGGAAAGTACTAGCTTTGGCAGCTGATTGGAATGTTTGGAAAAGTTGTGTACAAAGAGTAGATTGTCGATCTTCAAGACAAAGGCTTCATATCAAAGCTCAAGATAACATTGCTAGATGTCTTTGACAAGACGGTGAATGCTGACAGAAATCTTCTTTTCCATTGTGATCCATTAAGAAAGTACAAGCCTGATGAGAATGGAATAAGTGATGTCTAGTTCAATGAAGCATACAATGCGGAGCTTGAGTACTTCAACAAATGGTATGCAGACTTGTACAAGCCAGTTCTTGAATATGCTAAGAAGCTTGATGACAACACATTAGTTCTGTTTGACAGGATTGAGACTGGCACTAGCACTTATGAGCTAGCCAAGAAGATGTTTGACAACAAGAACGTATTCTATGTTGATGGCTCTACGCCTGTTGAACAACGAGAGAAGATTCGTGCATAGTTAGAAGCTTCTGGAGACAACATACTGTTTGCTTCAACAGCAGTATTCTCAACCGGAATAAACATAAAGCGCTTGACGCACATAATGTTTTTGTTCAACACTAAGTCATACTCTCGTGTGCTTCAGTCTATTGGAAGGACATTGCGCCTTCATGCATCAAAGCAGTTTGCACATCTCATTGACTGCTGCTTCAACACAAAGTACTCCCAAAAGCATCTTGCTGAAAGACTTAAGATATACAAGCAGTCTTATGGCAAAAAATATGATGAGAAGATCAGCTTACAAGTAAGCTAAGACTTGAACAGCCAGAACTTTGTTCTGGCTGCCAATCAGAAACTATATTGTAGAAATTAGTCAACAAATAGTTTTTTGTTGTTTTTAGCAAAGCGTCTGATAGACTCAGCTACCTCTTCTTCCTTCTCTTTGACCTCGTCGTCATCGCCTTCATCAAGCTCTTCTCCTTCTTCTGGCTTTTCAGGAGCTTTTGCTTGCTTCTCTTCTTCATTAGCACTATTAGCAGGTGGTTCAGATGGTTTTCCGCCTTTAAGATCATCGAAGAAGTCATCTGCGCCAGTTTCATTTGTCTCAGTCTCTTCTTCTGTCTTTGTGTCATCATCACCTTCACCAACGCTGCCAAACGCATCCATGAAAGAAACTAGATCATCTTCATCAAGATCATCTTCATTCTGAGGCTCAGCATCATCACCTTCAGCTTCTTTCTTTGGTGGTGTATTCTCTTCGTCATCGCCTTCCTTTTCATTAGTAGACTTCTCTCCGTCATCTTCTTTTTCATTGGTAGGCTTTTCTTCATCATCTTCAGCAAAGAAACTTTCTGCTGTTACACCGCTATCTTCATCACCCTCTTTTTCACTTGTATCATCTGCAGGAGGTGTGTCATCATCACCATCTTCAGAGAAGAATGGATTTTCAGCTTCTTTCTTTGGAGCTTCTTTCTTTGGTGGTGTATCTTCTTCATCATTCTCATCAAAGAAGCCTTCTTTTACTGGAACAGTGTCGTCACCTTCGCATTCATTGGTGTCTGTTGCTGTGTCATCATCCTCTTTTTCATTTGTAGGCTTATCTGACTTCTTCTCATCTTCCTCTTCAAAAAGATCAGCTTCATCAGCACATTTCTCTGTAAGCTCTTCTTCTTTTTCTTTGATCTCATCATCTTCTTTTGCTTCTTTCAGAAGACGAGCATAAATTGTTCTAAGTCTTTTGTTCTCAACTACTGTTGCTTTGTCGAGATTCTTCAAGATTTCAAGAAATTTCATTTCTCTTTTTCCTTATTTTATATTTTGCATATACGTTGCTTATTTACATTTGCGGCAAATGTGACTGCTACCTAGCAAATCAAATCATAGCACCGTAAATGCAAACTAAATCTATTTACACTTTTCAAAATGTGATAGACAAAAAGTAAATACTGATTGATATGTCAGTATTGCAGTCTACACAAAAAGAGCTTCGTTATTTGAAGCGAAAGAACCTTGAACAAGAAGCAACAATAGTTGGAAACTACTATCGAGACATCATTCGCTCGTATGGAATAGACTGCATCTACTGGAAACTTGACACCGGAAAGTTTGATGAGCTGCGCAGAATAATTGACTAGAACACTGTATTGAAACAGGCATATGGATATGACATGCAGCCTGACTACAAGATATCAGCTGAGATGGTTACATACATGGAAGTTGAGCAAGACATATTCTAGCTTCAGAAATATGGCTTGAATCCAAATACTGATGTCAACTTCTACTTTGACAGAATTGGCTTTGCTTGTGACTTAGCTACTAAGCTTGGACAATACAAAGAGTACAAGATTGAAGAGAAAGAAGTTGTTTGTGAAGTTCCTCCTTGCACAGATGAGATAACTACTTTCATTGATCCAGAGACTGGTGAGAATAGAGGAAGCGCATATGTCTCAGCATCTGTGTTTCCATACAACTTAGGTCTTGGATATGCAGAAGACTTCAAATGCGACATGCTGTCTGGAAAGCTTTCAGCAATGATAAATGGATATGTTGTTGGTGAAGAGCATACTGTTGTATGTGATCCATATGTCCACACTGACTTCAAAGTAGAGATGCCAACAAATGAATACATTTGCAGGTCATTCAAGAACCAAATAAAGACTGATGACTATCTTCAGATACTTCCTTTCTTGACATTCAAAGTCAGCAAAAATGTAGTTGACATAGATCCTATAACAAAAAAAGAGAATGTCAAATACATTTTGCATGGAAAAGTTCATGGCGCTGTGTTGTTCTATGACATCATGAAAGTTGGAAAGTATCTTGAGCTAATACATCCAGAAGTAGGTGATGTAGTAGCTATTGACTTTCCAGACGACAAGAACAGAGAGATGTATGAGATAACAGAAAGCTTTGACAAGCAACTTACTCAAGATGGAATATCTCCATTGCTTCACAAGTATGTTTGGAAATGCAAAGCGCGCAGAAGAATAGACTCATATGACAACATTCCTCAACAAGAAGATGATGACAGGCGCCAAGAGAAGATGGAGCTTGAGTCATTCAAGCTAGAAGAAGTAGCTAAGAAGAAGTCACTTTACCATGACAATGAAGACGCTGCATATGGTGGATATGACAACGACCAAGTTGAGTATGACTAGAGACAACGCAAACATGAGAAAGAGCGTCATGACTTGACTTACATTGACAACGGACAATTCATACATATAATGGACTTTGCTTGCGGAAGCAAGTTGATGACTGATGGATATGACTTGATCTTCTAGAACGCTAAAGGAACATATGACATTGTAGCTATGCTTGAACATAGACCTGTTGTCAATGCCGCTGTATTCTCAAGTGCTACTAAATGGCTTAAAGCAACTAAAGACTGCATAACTTTCACTAACATACAAGGACAAACTACAAAACTAGCAGACAATGATGAAGCAGACACAAGGACGCTGCAGCTTTGCTTGAATGACATGTTCAGCACTTCTGATGACAATGAAAACATAAACAAGCATGGTGAAAACTTCATAAAGTTCAAAGGCTGCAGAAGTGTGTTGTTTGCGACTGCGTATGGCTTGTTTGCAAAGCTTGAAAACAGTGAAAAGCTGTATTGTGTAGTGAACAGAAATGATTGGGATGCAATTGATGAATTAAAGGAATAGTAGTAATGCTTACGGATCAAGACATACAAGATCTTAAAGACTTCACTGATGACTATGACAATTTCTGCAAAGAGCATGAATGTGATGAGACATGCATTGTTTTCTAGGAACGCAAAACTTCTGGAAAATCATGTTTCAAGCAATATTGTGACATGCGAAGAGCTTAGACTTTGAAGTAATATAGATTTTTGTACTTGGCTTTACACGTGTCTAGTTGAGTATAATGTAAACAATAAAACCTAGAAGAGGAAACATAATGAAAAAACTAATAATGAGTGCCGTTTGTGCAATGCTTGCAATGGCAAGTTTTTGTGACACAAACAGCGTAGAAGCTGTAGATGTATACAGCTTTAAAGCATCAATAAAGCAGCCATTGCTTAAGAGCGGAGTTCGCACTTATACAGCTGTGACATTGAAAGGAAATCTCTACGTTGAATATGCTACAACTGATGACTCAATGTCAGCAGCATATGCAATTGTTCAGAATAGCAAGACAAAAGCAATCCATCGCATTGATTTCACTGATGGGTTCTACAATCTAATGGGAAAGTCAAACAAAGAATCTCTTCGCACTGTTCCAACAGTGTTTTTGACTGGAGCTGACAGTGAGGTCACTGCTGGCACTGGAAAAGGTGCTCAAGAGCCACATGAGAAGATTTTAGCTGTTACTTTTGCTGGAACTGGCAAGTTGAAGAAGCTTAAGACAACAACAATAACATGTGGAATGTGTGGAATTGGTGGAAAGACTACGACATATTGCAACAAGCTTTAGTCTATGTCTGGAAACGTCACAGGTTACATGGATTGTGAATGTCCTGAGGATGAAAACTGGAATCATACTGCAGAGACAATCTTTTGCGGAGTTAAGCTAGATGATGATGGAAACATTGTTCGCAGCCACGATGCTGCATTTTGGGGATCATGGTCAGCTAAGTTCGTTAAGACTGTAGCAGGTGAGTAATAAAAACAAAAGGAAACAACTATGACACGTGTAATAGCTATAGCTACAATGATATGTGCAGCACTATGTGGCTGCATAAAGACTGCGCCTGACGCAGAAACTGTTGCTAAGACGGCAAAAGCAGTAGGTAAAGCTGCAGCATATGCAGCTAGCTATGTTGCCGACAAAGAAGTAATGACTACTATTGTCACAGTAGTAGACAAGATTCAAGAAGTAGTACCAGAGACAAATCAGACATTTGTCGCTGCATGGACTCCTGTAATTGATGCAGAGTTTGCAAAGCTAGTTGAAGCTGGAAAGCTCAAGGCTGACCAAGCTGAGCTTGCAAAGTCTGCAACACTGCTTGCAGCAGAAGGAGTTGACTACTTGTTCAAAGCAAATCCAAAATGGAAGCAATACACTGACATTTCACAGGTTGCAGTGAAGAGCTTCATTGAAGGATTCAAGTCAGTTGTTGAGAAGAAGTCAACAATGTCTGCACCAAATGGTGCCGATGACGCTGATGACTATGACAAGGAAGCTTACAAGTACCTTAAGAGCAAGGTTGCTAAGTAAAAGCTTTAAAGTTTGACGCTGACAAAAAGAAATGCCACCAGAAATGGTGGCATTTTTATTTTATATTTTTGCATTTAAAGTCAACGAACAAACTTTATTGCTTCTTTAAGCTCTTCTCCAAAGTTTTTTGAACCAGGATAGAACGTCTTTCCGCCATTTATCACACCATATTGTGGCCAACGATATACATGCGCTTTCATGTATATGTCATTTTCATCACCACTAGTGTCTTTGAACATCAAACCATATGCTTTAGTCTTGTCTTGCAAAACACAGTTTCCATAATGATGGAAGTCATTTACTATTTGTGTTGCATTCTTTATGAAGTAGTCAAGATTGAATATTAAATTGAATGCAGCTTCACCATCACCATCTAAATAGTTTGCAAATGGAAAATTTGCTGCTGACTCATTTAGTTTATTGTTTTTCATCATCATTCCTTTTGTTTTGAACTTTCTTGAATCCAAGCTTTAGAAGAATAGCATCTAGAAGCGCTTTTCCAAGATATGCTACCCATTCAAGTATACTTTTCTTTGTCTTGTCTGACAATTCTGTTAGCTAGTTGTTGTCCTTTTCTTCCATTAGTCAGTCCTCTAAGTTGTCATATATTCCAGTAAGATAGCATGCATACATCAATTGGTCTAATACAAACTCCCAAGGCAATATTCCAAAGCCTTTGCTTCCCCAACTAGTTCCCCAACTGTTTTGAATGTAAAGACCTTCTTTGTCATATCCAACAATAAGAACTGCATGACCACCTTGTGAGTTGTCAGAGCGCTTTATGTATGGATCTTGCTGTGTTGGACTGTACCAACCTGTGTCAATGACAAAGCCTGCATGCAAAAAGTCATATTTGTGTATCAAATACTTCAAAGACTCAATTGTCTTTTGCGTTCCATCATTCTGAAGGAACTTTATCTTCATGTTTTTAGTCTCAAAGCCACCTAGCTGCATTGCCGCTTTTATAGCATATTCAAGCCATGTTCCTTCTGAGTCAGGACTTCCATCAAGCGTCTTAGCTTTTGCATACACTTGGTCTGCATTCAAGTTCATAAGCTTTCCAGTTCGTTTCCACATTATTGCTTCAGCCCAATTGCATATAGAGTATGCAGCGCAATGTGGCGTGTTTCCTTGGTCATCAGTCACTGATGCACTTTGACGGTTGTCAACTTTCAATGGATTCACTATTCCATCAATGTTCACAATCTTTCCAAACTTGTCTTTTGCTTGGAAGTATGTCTTTATTATCTTGTCAAAGTCTTTGTACTTCTCTATATAGTATTTGTTGTCAGACATCATTTCACCTCATTAACTGTGTTAGTGCTGTAGAACCAAGACTCCCAAATGTATGTCTCGTCGTTGAAAGCACCTGTTGCTTGGTGCTCTTTGTTGTCATCATCTATCACAAAGAAGCTTGTAGACTTGCATCCACCTACAAAAAGCGCTACAGCTACTGAAAAAATCAACATCATCTTTTTCATAACATTACCTTTCTCCTACATTTGTAAGAAGTCGTTTCAATGTGCTGTTTGACAATATCCAAACAGACTCATTTTTCTCAAGAACAATGCTTTCTGCAGCTGTCTTTGCATCATTGTCATTGAAGTAGTGTCCTTCCCACTGCTTGGTCGTCTCAATCTTTGGTGCTGAAGCACAACCAGCAGCTAAAAGCAAAATTGCTAAGATCTTTTTCATTTTTTCTTGTTTGCCTTTCCAGCTTCAATAGTAGCATCAAGCAACTAAGACAGATCACCATTGTCAATAGCATCTTCTAGCTTCTCTTTAGCTTTCTCTTTTGCTTCCTCTTTCTTCTTCTCTTTGCGATCTTCACGCTCTTCATGCAAAAATCTGAAGAAACCAGCAATTGCAGAGAACAAATTTGCTAGCACTGAGCCTAATGTCTAGCCAAGTGATGTCACTATAGTAGTTATTATTGAAGAAACTGTCATCTTAGATACTATTTACTTTCATGCAAAATGCATTTGGCAGTATAATATCATTAAAGAAAGTTCTAGAAAGGTATTTATGGCAAAATTATTGAAGTTCAACACTGAAGCTAAGACAAAATTGCTTGATGGAATATCAAAGCTTGCAGATGCAGTTGTCACCACTTTAGGTCCTTGTGGAAAGAATGTGATAATAGATGAGTTTGGATAGCTGCATAGCACAAAAGATGGTGTGACTGTAGCAAAATCTATAGTTCTTAAAGATCCATTTGAAGCTATTGGCGCAAATGCTATGAAGGAAGTAGCATCAAAGAGCAATGACAACTGTGGTGATGGAACAACTACAAGCACATTGCTTGCAGCAATGATCTACAAGAATGGCTTGAAGTACACTGGTCTTGGATCTAATCCAACTCTTATCAAGAATGGAATAAAGAAAGCTGCAGACAGAGCATGTGAGCTCATAAAAGAGATGTCAAAGCCAGCAGATGGAAAAGATGATGTCAGAAGAATATGCACAGTGTCAGCAAATGGTGACAAACAGATTGGTGACATAATCGCTGACATACTTGACTAGGTTGGAAACGATGGAACTATCAAAGTTGAAGATGGAAGCACAAACAAGTTGACAAGCAGAATTGTCAAAGGCATGGTCATTGACTAGTCATATGCATCTCCATATTTTGTGACATCTTCTGACACAATGGAAGTTGATCTTGACCATCCATTTGTTCTTGTGTGCGGCAAAAAGCTTACAAACTTCCAAGAACTTCTTCCGGCATTGCAATCAGTGTCGGCAAAGCAAGCTGCATTGTTGATAATAGCAGATGATTTTGGTGAAGATGTTCTAGCAACATTAGTAGTCAATCGCCTTCGTGGCCTTAATGTATGCGCAATAAAGTCCCCATCTTATGGTGACAACAGAAAAGCTATTCTTGAAGACATTGCAGTTCTTTGCGGAGGCAGAGTTGTGTCAGATGAGACTGGAACACGACTTCAGAATGCAACTACAGACACTGGAATACTTGGAATGGCAAAGAGAATACTTGTCTCTAGAGAGAACACAGTCATATTTGATGGAATGGGTGACAAGAACAAGATAGATGAACGTGCAAATTCTCTTCGTAAGCTCATTGAGACATCAGAAGATGCATATTCTAAAGAAGAATATCAAGAGCGTCTTGCAAAGTTGACATCTGGAATTGGAATAATCTCAGTTGGTGCTGACACTAAAGCAGAACGCAAAGAGCTAAGAGACCGTGTTGATGATGCTTTCTGCGCTGCTAAAGCAGCTATAAGATCTGGCTATGTTCCAGGTGCTGGAGTCACATTGTTGAATGTCAAATGCTAGCTTGAAGCTGAACTTGAAAGCAATGCAGAAACAATGATTCCAGACGAGCTTGTTGGAATGAAGATCTTCATAAAGTCGCTTGATGCTCCATTAGCAGCTATGCTTGACAATGCTGGCATTCAAGCAGCAAGCATTGTAGTTGAGATTCTTGACAATGATTCACCAACATTTGGCTACAACATATTGACTAGAAAATATGTAGATCTTGTAGAAGATGGAATAATTGATCCAACTGATGTTGTCATAAATGAAGTTAAGAATGCTTCTAGCGTAGCTGGTCTTCTTCTTACAACAGAATGTGTGATAGTAGAAGAACCAACTGACAAAATTGCTGCTCCTTAGCAGCAAATGCCAATGATGTAAGTGCTTCCTTATTCTAGAACGCATAAAGCCAGCCTTGAGGCTGGCTTTTCTAATTTCGTACAATATTCAAGATGGAACTAAAAGCTACAGGAAAGACTCTTCTATTCACAGACATTCACTTTGGTCTTAAAGGCAATAGTGTCTCAAGATTGAACATTGCTGTGAAAGCTATAAAGTGCATGCTAGATTGCATCAAGAAGAATGACATAAAGAATGTCATATTTGGTGGTGATCTTCTGCATGAACGTGTAGCGATCAATGTCAACACTATGAATGTAGTGCTAAAGTGTGTTGAAGCTTTGGCACGACACTGCAAAGTTTTCTTGATAATTGGAAACCATGACACTCACTACAAGAACAGCGTTGACATAAACTCATTGAACATGTTCAAAAGCACTAAGAATGTGACAATAATACACAAAGCTTAGTCGCTTGAGCTCAATGGCTAGAAGGTTCTGCTAGCTCCTTGGCTTTCAGACTTCTCAACATTCACTCCAGAAGAGTTTGACTTAGCTGTTGGCCATTTTGACATACCATCAAAGTTCTTGCTTGCTACATACATTGAAGAGCATTCAGCTTCAAAGCAGACAAACATCGTATCAGATCTTCTTGAGAGTGACAATGCACTCATGTCTGCAGCGGCTAAGAGCACAACTAATGCTGATGTCAAAGCCGCTATAAACTTGAAAGCTAAGTCTGCAGATCTTCTTAAGACTTTCATTGACTTAGTGAAGAAGAATGGAACAATATTCTCTGGCCACATACATCAACATAAAGAATTTGCAGCAAAAGGAAGAAAGTTCATATTCATTGGAACTCCATACTAGCAGACACTTGGTGAGATGAAGCAACAATGTGGCTACTATGTGCTTGATGAGAGCAACAACTATGTCTTTGAAAAGACAGTTGGTCTTCCAATTCATGTTGAAGTAAGAATGTCTAAAGTTCTTGAAGACATTGACCACTATGACTTCAGCAAAGTGCGTGGAAACATTGTCCATAAAGTGTATGATTGTGATGTAGATCGTCTAGTTGATGCAAAAGTGAGCTAGAAGATACAAGACTTCAAGCCATATGAAGAGCTAGTTCCAAGCTATGATGCTTCTATTGCATATGGAAATGATGTCAAGATAGAAAGTGAGTCAATATAGCTCATAAAGAAGTCAAAGCTTGACTACATTCGCAACTACGTAGACAACATTGACAAGAAAGCGCTTAAAGAAGAAGGAATAGACTCAGACAAGTTGTTCAAAGTTCTAGAGTCTTACTACAACAAGGTCATGGATGAGCAATGAGAATCAACTTCAGACGAATTGAGATACACAACTTCATGGCATATGCTGATGAAGTGTTTGACTTTGACAAGCATGTTGGCTTGAACTTGATATGTGGAAAGAACAATGATGTTCCAGGATCAAAGAATGGCTGTGCTAAGAGCTAGTTGTTTGGCGCATTGTGCTATGCTTTGTATGGTGAGACACCAACTAAAGTCAAGAATGAGAACATAAGAAATCGCTATGTCAAAGCTAAAGATGTAAGAGTAGTTATTTGGTTTGACATTGAAGACAAGACATTCAAGATTGCCTCTGGATTCAACAAGTATGGCGCTCCTTACTACACAGCAACAGAAATTGACCAAGAAGAGAATGAGATTGACCTTACTAAGTCAACAATGGCTGAGACAAGAGCATTTGTCGCTAAAGAAGTTCTTCATTGTGACATGTCAATATTCTTGAGGACAGTTCTTCTGTCATCAGACTAGACGTACAACTTCTTTAGACTGAGAAAGTGGGAGAAGAAAGACTTCATTGAGAAGCTTTTTGACATTGCAGTATTTGGAGAGATGTACAACAACATCCATCGTGATGTTCTTGACTTTGACAAGCAACTTCTTGCAATACAGAACAAGATAATGGTCATAAATCGATATCTTGATGACTACAAAGTCCAAATCGAGGAGCATGACAAGAAGCATGCTGAGAACATAAGCAGCATTTAGAAGTATCTTGCTAGTCTCAAGCATGACTATGAGCAATTGAAGAGCACATAGATCAGCCAAAATGAAGCAGAAGTCCAGAAATATGAAGATTTTGCCAACAAGCTTGAAGCTGGAATGGTCAAAGTTGGCAATGAGCTAAACACATTGAAGCAAGACATCTAGAAGATTGACATGTCTTCTCATAAAGCTAGAACAACGCGTGACATGAAGAAGAAATAGATTGAGAAGCATGATGAACTTCTCAACAAGCTTTGTGACCATTGCCTTCCATTGATACGAGAGTACTATAGCATATCAAAACTTGAAGAAGACGTGAAGAAGCAAAATGATCTTCTAGCATCATTGTCAGAAAAACGTGAAAAAGTTGTTGAGAATTGTGATGATCTTGACAAGAAGCTCAAGCTTTTGCAGAAGAAGAAAGACACTGTAGTTGAGAAGATTGACAGTCTTACATCAGAATACAACAAAGCTCATTCAAACTTGCTTTTGCTTGAGTCAAAGATAGAAAGCTCAACACTAGAGCTAGAGAAAGTTGAGTCAGAGACTAATCCTTACTCAGCATTGTATGACAAGACTAAGATCGAGCTTGATGACGAGAATGGAAAGTATACTTCACTCACTACGCAATACAAGTACTTGAAATATGCTGAGTCAATTGTGTCACAAGACACTTTGAGGAAGTTCATAATCAAAGATCTCATCCATCTTCTGAACAACAAGATAAAGATCTATCTTAGCAAGCTTGGCGCAAACTACACATGCACATTTGATGAAGACATGAACTACACATTCAACACAGATGGTGGAACATGTGAGTATGACTCATTCTCTTCAGGAGAGAGAATGCGTCTTAACATTGCTGCTTCATTTGCATTTAGAGACTTCATGGCTACAAGATCTAATCTTATGTCAAACATCTTGATTCTTGATGAGTATATTGACTCAAATATTGACTAGCTTGCTATAGAAGGAATACTTGGAATCCTCAAAGACTTCATCTTGCTGTATGACTAGAACATCTATGTGATATCCCATAGAAAAGAGATTGACAATTCTGTGTTTGACAACATAATCTAGATTGTCAAGACTAACAACATATCTAAGATAACATATCTAGAAGGCAAATGACTTAGTACAATATCATAAAGGTGCTTGACTATGAGTGAAGAGAACAAAAATGCAGACTAGCCACTTAGAAAGCGCAAGTTTGAGATAGCAGTATATGATGAAGACTTGCAAGAAGATGGAAACATAAAGCTTAAGCCAATTCCAATGACTGAGCCTTTGTACATTGAAGCTGCAACTAAAGCAGAATTCAATGAAATAATACGTACATATAAAGATTGTGGCTAGCAAATAAAGATAATTAGAGAGATTGATCCACCTCCTAGAGAAAAAAATGTCTAGCAGCCAACTTAGTAGAAAAATGAACAGCTGACTTGGCAAGAGCAACAGCAGAAGAGAAAGCCAATTGTGTTCAAAGTTGGTGATATTGAGATAAAAGAAGACAATGGAACAGTCTATTAGAAGCAATGGGTAAGATTGACAGACAAAGAAGCTAAAAACTTTCGAATTGTCAACACTGACAACAACAAGCTTGTCAATCTTAAAGGAAAGCACATAGAGATGAAGCGCTGGATAAAAGTAGAAAATAGTGAAGATGATTCATCAATTGAAAGTGAGTTACAATAATGACAAAAGATGGAAAGTTTTTGATATATGTTGGAATTGCATCTAAAGATGCAAACAGCAAATTCACTACAGCTGACTTTGCTAAGTTCAATGCGTCATAGAGCAAAGTGGAGATTGAAGATGCATTTTGGTTTAACAACAAAGTAAGTCTGACAAAACTATACAATCAGCTTTTAAGTGATGCAAGACAAGACAAAGAAGTAGATTTTGTGCTTTTCATGCATGCAGATGTGAAGCTTGACTTCTAGCATCTAATAGATCATCTCCTTGAGTGCAAGGACAAATATGATGTGTTTGGTCTTTGTGGCTGCACTAAGTTTTCAGTTGGAAGATCACCATTAAATTGGTTCACTGGTAGCTAGCCATTTCCAAATTTTAGATGGGGGTGTGTCACACATGGAGAACTTGGTGACTAGAAAACATTCTTTAGCGAAGATAGACAAGGAACAACTGATGCAGAAGTCGCATGCATTGATGGTCTTTGCATAATTCTAGGAAAGAAAGCAATTGATTCTGGAATAACATTTGATGAGATGTTCTAGTTTGACTAGTATGATACAGACTTCTCAACACAATGTCTTATCACTTACAAACTTAAGCTTGGTGTTCTTGTTGAGCAGTCACTTCAGCACTATAGTGTAGGAAAAAGCATTTTGACAAAAGAGTTTCTTGTCCATGAACAAGATCTTCGAAAGAAATGGAATTGGCAAATAACATAGCCGCCTCCACAGAATAGATGAATATCAACCAAGTTGCTTTTCAGTAAGGATGTGAAATTCACATCCTTTACTTTTTGCTAACTTCTATGCTGCTTCCCATTTGCAGCAGTTAGTGAGCCATGTCATGCAAGCTTTGATATTCTTCTTGTTCTTTGGTGGATTAGCTTCACTTTCGCACTTCACTTCTATCCATACAGTCTTCTGCAATGGACCAGCTTTGACTACAGCGGTGAAGTCTACATAGTATCTTCTGACTTTGTTGCTAGCTTTGTCAAAATACTTTATTGCCTTTGGCTCATATGACCATTGAATGACATGAGAGCTTTTGTCAAGATAGAGCATCGTCTTTCGCTCTAAGTTTGACTTGAATATAGGAAGTGTAGCGCCTCTGTATTTTTCAGGGTGCAATGGGAAATATCTACCGCAAGCTGCATTGCTGTATTTCCCTCTTTTTCGTGGATCTGAAATCTATACCATGTCTAGCCTTCTTGATCCACTTTCCACATTGCATCAGATGCATCTTCATCATCAGCTTGTCTACTACAAGCTTCTTCAACTTGTCTGGATCACTAAAGATATTTACATCTGCGTTCTTAAGTACAAGCTCATTTATGTCTTTAGCTTCTGTGCTAGAGTCAAACCATTTGAAGTACTTGTAGTCATTATTTCCTTGAATAAGCTTCTCCATAGACTCAATTCCAGCTGCATCATTGTCAAATGAGATGACTATTTGATGGTACGGAAATCTTTCTTTTATCAACTTGAGCTGATATGCAGTCACTGCTTTTGTTCCAGTAGCTACACCATTTCTGACAAACAAGCTGTCAAACACTCCTTCAAACAAGAATATGTAAGGAAATGATATGTCTATGTTGTCAAGACCATAGAGAAGCTTCTTCATGTCTTTTGGAAAGATATACTTCATTGAAGTCAGGCGCTAAAAGTCATTGAGCTAGTAGTAAGCTTCAACTCCATTCAAGATCCATGGAATCAATATGTACTCATTTCCACTCTTCTTAGCGTAAGTTGAATACAAAGGCTCTTGAAGAAATGGAGAGTCTAAAACCATTCTGTCTTTAAGATACTTCTAAGCTTTTTCAGAAAGAGCATTCTTCCATTCACTCTTTATGACAGACTTCATCTCAAACAAGCTTGGCTCATCATCCGGCTTCTACCACACTGAAGAAAGACTTGTAGAAAGACCGGACTTGAGAAAAAGTCTAGTGTACTCTCGTTTTATTTCTTCATATGAGTTTCCAGATATGGCTTTTAGGAAGTTTATTCCTGACATTCCAGTACTGCAGTTAAAGCAATAGTAGCTAGCGTTCTAAAGATACAACCATCCACGTTTCTTAGTTGCAGACTTCTTTGAGTCACCACACAATGGGCAACGAAGATTTATCTTGTTTCCAACTCTAACATAGCCGGGTGGAAGAAACTCTAAGAACTTCTAGTTCAAGAACTATATGAACTCATAGCTAAGCATGTCACTTCTTCAATGCTTTTCTGTACATTTCAGTCAATATAAGAGCACGTTCAGGCAAAATCCTTATGCAATCTATTATTTGCCAGGACTTCAATGATATTGTCTTTCTCTTGTTCTCATCTAAGTCCCATGAATCAACAGAAAATGGATCTTTAGTTATTATTCCTTTGCTGTTGTAAAGCTAGTTAGCCAGCTTTTTTCTGTTTTTCTCTTTTGCTTCAGACAAAAGCTTGACAAATATCATGTTAGATGTGAAGTTTCTTACTACTCGCTTTCTGTCAGCAGTCATGAAGTCTATCTTCACAATGTTTCCATTAAGCAGCAATTGCAAATCTTCTTTGTTATGCTTAAGACCTTGCTATGCTTTAACATCCTCAGCTTCAGCCTAAAGCAATGGATTGTTGCTTTCTTTCATCAATTCAAAAATGTCTTGTGCCATAAGATCATGCCTTCAAGAAAGAGTTGTACACTGTGAATGTGAAGTATGAGTCATTCTTTCCATTCACTTTAACATTGCTCATCAAGAAGTTCAAGTCAACTAATGTGACCTTAAGCTCTTTAGTCTAGACTGCATTGAAAAGATTCAAGCGTTCCGCATCAAGAACAATCTCTTTGTCTTTAAGAGATCCAAATGTAGCAAGACCAAACTTCAATGTAAGCTCATTGTTCAAGCTTGTCTTCTTGTTTCCAAGCGTTGCATAGACTACATTCTTCTCCATGTCATCTTTAGTCTCAATGTAGAATCGCAATGACTCAGTGTTGTCAAATATGAACTGATGGCCAATAAGTCGCTTTATCAAGTCACTAGATGTAGTGAACTCAAACACTGGCTTAAGTTTTGCTTCAAGCTTCTTTGACACCCATTTAGCAATGATGTCTTCATTGACTGTAGAGATCTTAGTCTTGAACTTCTTTGACTCAAATCTTACAAATGGCAAATCAACTAAGAACTTGAATGTGCTGTAGTCACCTTCATGGACATCTTGCACAGTCTGCAAGATTCGTGTGAATGTTCCAAGCTCTGACAATGAGAACTCAACTTCAGCATTTGACCAAACAGCGTTTGTTGTCATTTCACAACGTGCTATTCGTCCATGTGCTCCATATATTGCTAAGCCATTCTAGTCAAATTGCAGCTTAGCTGACTCTACTACTTTTGCCACAGACTTCATGACTTCACAAAACAAGTCAAAGTCTCTTACAAGAATCTATGTTGTCTTTGCCATATCATGTTATATTGTATCATGCTAGAGACAATTGTAAACAGTTGTCAGAACACTGTCTAAGATATTTTTATGAGAAGTAAATAGGAGAGAGATGCAGATACAAAGCTACAATGAAGAGCTAGCAATAGCAAACTTGATGTTCATACGTCTATTCAACAACATACGAATATTTCGTACGGAGAAGGACGGAACAGTCAATGACATAAAAGTGCAATGCACATTTGGCCAACGTTCTAGAATACTGAAGGCATATTAGAATCCAGAACGCCGCGGCGAAATGCGTCTTCCAATAATAACAGTGAACAGAACTGGCTATGCAAGAAGTCCATAGCGAGTCAACAATTTGCATAATGAAGTCAAGTTTGAGCTTACTTCAAAGTACAGAAAGTATGATCTGCTTACTCCAGTTCCTATTGACATATCATATGACGTAAGTGTCATAGCAAAATATCCATCCGACATTGACAAAATTGCATCTAACTTCATGGTGTTCTTCAACAATGACGTATATGTGTCTTGTGAACATCCAAAGTATGAAGGAATAATGCTCAACAACCAAGTAGTTATGCAAGACAGTGTGTCTGAAGAGCATCCAGATGAGATAGATGGATCAACAGATGACTTGATAACTTCAACTTTCTAGTTCACTTTCAAGACATATCTCTTTGGTGGAATGCAGAAAGCTAAGAAAAAGCAAAGAGACATAATATCAACATTGACAAGCACAACATTGTCTGATGTTGTAAGCACATTGACATATGACTAGCTTACTTCAAATGCAAAAGATCTTAGCAGCAAGCAACTTTCAGTATATGTCTAGCAAGAAGTTACTGCTACTACATCAACTGTAATATCAACTACAACAGATGATGACATATATGATGGATTTGTGCCAATAGCCTAGCAAATAAACTTTGGCTTCTATGCTGTTCCTCAACAGTCAGGATTTGCAGAGCACATGAGCAGAGTAGATGCATTAGAGCATTTGTCAGATGTGTCTACATATGTTGACAGAATATCTTGGACTATTGATGAGACAAACAAATACACTGGTCTAAGCAACATACAGTACATTAGATCTGAATATGACAAGTACAATATATCAAATTACTTGTCAGGTGTTGATGTAAGTTGAGCAACGAAGAAAAGACAAAGATAAGAAGCATTGTAGTATGTGGCAAAGAGCGCTTCATGCAGAAGAATCTTTTCACTATTGGAATTGTCACAGACAAGATGCAGTACATTGAGCATGAGTTCATATTCATGAAACGCTCAATGACAAAAGCTATTGCTGGAAGACTTAACAAGATATTCTCAGCATACTAGTTTGACAAATACACAGAGATATGCTTTGTTGATGAGACTATGCTTGACAGCTCATTGTCAATATATTTGAAGACAATTGCTGGAATATATGGCATAGAGATTGAAAACATACATGACGCAACTATAATGCTTAGACTTGTCAAACTGCATACAAACTTAGTTGGCAGAAAATGGAAAGACAAGTACTTAGAGCAGAAGAAGATTGACTAGAGCAAGAAGCTTACGTCAACTAACTTGCAATAGTCTGCTATTCTTACATTGTTCAGAAAGCTTTGGAATGCTTTCTTGAGAAAAGATGTATGTCCATGGATAAATGCAGATGTTGACTTGAGCATAGATCTTGGAAGCAAAAGCTTGAAGCGTCAACGCAAGCGCGTACGCCTGGCATCATATTATCTTGTGTGCCGTAGGTACTTCAGGCTAAGAAACTAGAGAGTACAAGCTTGACAGCAAACTCTAGCTTTGTATGTTATTTATAACAGAAGAGGAAGACTTATGAAGAAGCTTGATATCTTGAAAAGCATTAAGAAGACTACTGGAGCTACATCTGTAGACAAGTCTACAATGGCTAATGTGACAGAGTTCTTTGACACTGGAAGCTATGCGTTGAATCGTGTTCTTGGTGGAGACCTTAAGAATGGTGGAGTTCCATCTGGAAGAGTTGTGACATTCTTTGGAGCATCTGGCTCTGGAAAGTCGCTGATTGCAGCTATCACTGCAGCAAAAGCACTGAAAGATGGAAAGATTGATGTTGTGTACATCTTCGACAGTGAAGGTGGTTCATTGATAAATGTGTTCAAGCAGTATGGTGTAGATCTAGATCGTGTACAGCATATTCCTGTCAAGTCAGTGGAGCATTGCACTACGAAGATGATTTAGACTTATGATATGCTTGTTGAAGCGCATCAAGAGTATCTAAATGATCCAGATGGAAATGACGATGTAAGAGCTATTTGCATTCTCGACTCGCTTGGAGCATTAGCTTCAGACAAGCTTGCTAATGATGCTGTGAACAAAGACAAGACATCAATGGACATGGGCATTGGTGCTAAGATGAAAAACAACATGATGCGTGGTCTCATGATGCGCGCAGTGATGAGCAATTGCACATTGATTGTCATAAACCATGAATACCAAGATCCAGGCGCTATGTTCGCCAGCAAGATCCATAACATGGCTGGTGGAAAAGCAATTGAGTATGGCTCACACATCATTCTCCAATGCGAGAAGCTTCTAATCAAAGCAAATGACAATGATTGGCTTACTGGAAAAGAGTCAGATGACCATGATGTTGGCTTCTTCAAAGGAAACAGGATACGTTTCTTCACAACTAAGAACAGAGTCATAAAGCCTGGCTACACCGCTACAGTATATGTTGACTTCAACACTGGAATTGCAAAGTATGATGGTCTTATTGAAGATGCTGTGAAGTATGGATTTCTTGAAGAAGTTCGTGGTGGATATGTCTGCAAGTCATATTCTGACAAGAGAATAACTTACAAAGATCTTGTGCAGAAAGATGAGATTTGGAACACATTCATTGATGACTTCAACAAGAAGTCAATAGAAGCTATGTCATACTCAAACTCAATAGCTGATGAAGTTGCAGAGATTGAAGACAGCTTAGAAGATGATCCAGAGTAAGGAGAAAGCAAATGGCTAAAAGAAAGCAGAAAGAGTCTCCATTTGAAGCATTGAAAGAAGAGGAGACTAAGATTGCAGAAGAGATTTCTGCAGAGAAGCCAATTGAGGAAGAAGCGGATCAAGTCAGACCACCTTCATTTGAGAAGCGTGAGTTCAGCAAAGATGAGCTTGAGAGACTAGACATGCTTGATGCTACTATTGAAGCAAACTAGAAGCTTGTCTTAGAGAAAGAAGAGCTTCAAGTCCATTCTGAAGAATATCTTCAAGAGATTGACCAATTGAAAAAGCAGAATGCAGCTCTTGAAAAGCAGCTTAAGCAATCTAAAGATGACAATGACACATTGCTGATGAAGATAAGTGAACTCACTTTTGACTTAGCTAAAGCACAGTCAGAGCTTGATACAGCAATGATGAAGCAAAACAATCCTGTTCTTAATGCTTAGAAACCAATCTAGCAAAATCCTACGCCAAATATGTCTAGGAGAGTACCTTATCCAAGACAGACACATAATGGCTACACTGATTGGAATTGATAGATGGAACTAGATTTCTCAAATGATGTCGTAGAGAAGCTTCTTCTGAAGAAAGCACTCTCTGACAAAAGCTGGCTGAACATATTGACTAACGTCTATGACAAGCGTTGGTTCAAAGTTCCAAATGTTGGAACTGTTCTCAAGCTAGTTGTGAACTTCTATGGAAAGTACAATTCAATACCAAGCATTCCTACTATTGTAGCATGCTTGAAGAAGTTCATAGAGAAGAATCCATCCCCAGATTTTGATCTAGCTGATGTTCAAGCACTTCTAGCTGAAGTCTAGAATCTTGACTTGAACATCAGTGATGACATTTTGTCAGCAAACTTGAAAGAGTTCATTCGAAGAAATGCATTCTACATGGCTTTGTTTGACAACTCTCAACTGCTTGAAGACAACCAAGACAACTACTAGAAAGTAGTTGACAAATGTCTTGAGAACTTTGACAAAGTGCAAAGAATAACATTCAATGACACAGATCTTGGTCTTGACTATTTCGATCCAAAAGCATTTGAAGCTCACTGGGACTACATCAAGAATCCAGAAGCTAAAGTCTCAACTGGTTGGTATTCATTAGACTAGTACACTAATGGTGGATTCTTGAAAGGTGGAAAGATGTTAGGTCTTTTCATGGCTCAAGCTGGTCTTGGAAAGTCTGTGTTCTTGTCAAATCTTGCTGTGAACTTCTTGAAGCAGAATCTTTCAGTTGTAGTGATATCACTTGAGATGAGCTAGGACGTCTATGCTCAAAGATTTGACGCTCACATATCTGAGAAGAACATAAATCGTCTTAAAGAAAATGAAGATGCGGCTGTAAGCAAGATAAAAAGCTTCTACTAGCAATATCCAAATTCAAACCTCATAATAAAAGAATATCCACCAAGAAGCATAAAGTCACATGACATTGACGCATATCTTGAAAGACTCAAGAACAATGGCAAGAAGTTTGATGTAGTGATTGTCGACTACTTGAATCTAGTTCTTGCAAACCATCGTTCAGATTCAATGTACAAAGATGGCTTGAGTGTCTCAGAAGAGCTTAGAGCATTGAGCTACAAGTACAAAGTTCCATTCTTGTCAGCGGTCCAAAGCAACAGCGAAGGCATGGCAAATGAGTCAATTGACATGCAACATGTAAGTGAAAGCCGAGGAATTGTCCATACAGCAGACTTTCTTTCTGCAATATACTAGAAAGAAGAAGACAGAGAGAATGGTATATTGTGCATGAGAATCTTGAAGAATCGGCTTGGTGGAAGAGTAGGAAAGATATCGAACTTCAAGATGGATCCAGACACACTTGTAGTTACAGACATAACTTTTGACAGCAACTTTGCACCAACATCAGATGAAGAGTCAGACTTGAGCAAGATGCTTAAGAATCTTCCAGACATAAGTGCAGACTTGTCAAACTTGCAATGAGGAGCTTAAAATGGCAAGAAAGCAAAGAGCAAAAAGTCTTGACTAGATGCAGAAGACAACTGCTGATGAAGACTTTGACATGTCACCAGAAAAATATGCTTAGTTTGAATCATCAAAAACATCATTCTTTTGGACTAATGACAGATTCATAGAGAGCATGGATGACAAGAACATAATTGAGAAGATACAAACTAAATATCCAGCATTAGCACCAAACAAAGATGAGCAAGAGCAGAAGAAACAGATAGTCTAGCTTGTCAATGACAAAGAGTTTGTCGAAGAGCTTTTCAAATGGTACAGTATAGATGAGTTTGACTTGTTCAAGCTTATGTACTAGTATTTTGGAAATGTGTTCAAAGGGCCATTCTTGAAGAAGATAAAGCTTGAGATGAGAGACAAGACATATGCAACTACAACAAACAGACATATCAGAAAGCAAAAAAGCAAGCGTTGATGGTCTTAGTGTAGCTAAAGCTGTGAAATATTGGCTTCATCTTCAGAATCCATATTCAGCAAGAGAGATACCATTAAGCTAGATACAAGCTAAGTCATTGTACAATGAGCATAAAGTGACATTTGACAATGCTTCAGCTATATTTAGCAAATACAGTATTGATCCATTCAAGTACTCAAAGTTCTTCATCTGCTAGTTTGGAAAGCATGCTAAAGACATTGACACTTCATATCTTTCTCCGTAGACATTCAACTTCTATGTTGAGAGTCTTCAAGCTGCAGAATAGAAGAAGAAAGTGTTCAAGAACTTCATGAAGTCAGCAAATTTCATAGCAGACTAGTGCATTGATCTTGGATATCCATCATCAAAGGAATGGATACGAAATGCAATATCAGAAAGGAAGCTTGCTAGCTACTATGTAGCTGGAAAAGTGTCAAAGCACTTCTTAGCTTCTATTCCAAACTTTCCAAAGATACTTCCAAAGCTTGACTAGATTTCAAGAGATGAGCTTTCTGTCATAGCAGAGCGCTTTGACTTGTACAACACTGAGATAAATGAAGCTTTTTTGTTTGTCAAGAAGTGCAAGCTGAATCCAATTGACTTTGTAGACACTTTGATTGTGTCGAAATGCAATCCATAAGTACAATATCTTTGTTGATGAAAGTCAACAAACAATAACAACAGTAATAATAACAAAAGTAGAAAGGAAACAATAGTATGTGCATGTTCATGTCAACACTTCCTAAGAAGTCAGTGACTAAAGGAACAAACAAGACACCATCATTGGTGTGCTCTATCAAGCCATGTCCAACAGATGCAAATGGGGACAAGACATGGTATAGATTCAGGCTCTTAGCGTTCAAGTCTGCTAAGACAAATCGTGACTATCCAATAATTGAGCGATTCGTCCACTAGCATTGGGGCAAGAACGAGAAGGGCTTCTCTGTCATTGAAGATGAGATTGTGTGTCCAGTTACGAAGTGGGCAGATTGGGATGGTGACCGTTATGATTGTCCTGTCTGCAAGTTCGCTAACTAGAACTTCCTTGCTCTGAAAGAGAGCAACTGGAGAGATGCAACAGCTCGTCAGAAGAACCGTGAGTTTGGTCGCAAGTATCAAGCTATTGTTCCAGTGTATGTTGTGAATGATCCAAACTATGCTGGAAACAATGGAAAGTTCAAGGTTCTCATATTCAGCGACAAGAAGTTCTACCAAGAGTTTGAGGACAAGATCAAGAAAGCATCAATGACTAAGTGCGTGTTCAATGGCAAAGCTGCAGTTGACTGCTGCATCCACATGTCAGAGGTTCCTGAGGTCAGGAATGAAGGACAGCCAAATGAATATGTGTACAAAAACAAGGTCATTGACCGAATCACATTCTCAAAAGATCCTTATGATCTTCCAGCTATAACTAAGGAAGCTGTAGATGCTTTTCCATTTGATGAGACGTACTATGTGCAGTCAACTAAGGAAGAGATAATGGACTTCTACAACAAGTACATCAAGATCTCAAACAATGACATTCCTGATGATGACGAAGTTGAAGTCTATGACAAGGCTCCAGCTGCTCCAGAAGCTGTAGAGACAGTTGAGAACACTGCCGCTAAGGTAGATGACATTCTCGATGATGATGTTGATGAGGTTCTTGCAAAAGATCCAGATGAGGAAGGACTTGATGTTCCACCTCCAGCTCCAGCTGACAAGCCAAAGACAGATAGCGTCAATCCAAATGACGTAGATGTTGAAGCATTGCTTGCTGATGACTTGTAAGTGAAGAGTAAATAATATTTTGTAGTTGAGGAGTTCCCAACTACACAAGAGAGAAAGATGTAGATCAAAAATGACTACAGAAAGGAAATGAAAAATGATTAGAGACATATTCGATGACATATTCGCACAGATGGACGCTTGGATGCGCTATCCGTTCGAGTAGGGAAAACTGGTTGACAATGGGCTGAAAGGCATAATCAAGACACCACACAACTTGTACACTGTCAAGAATGACAAAGGTGCAATTGAGAAGCAGGTTCTTGAGGTAGTTTATACGCCTTTCGCAGCGAAAGATGTCACTGTTGACGTTGAAAATGGAGTATTGGTCATCAAGATCGGAAATGAGAAGTTCAAAGAGAAGGACGCCGACTCAATGATCTATCATGGAATCTCCAGCTAGACAAAGCAGTTTGAGCTTAAGCTGTCATCTAAGTGCGATATAAGCAAGATCACTGCGCAAGCAGTTGATGGCATTCTTCGCATTGAGCTTCCAGTGAAAGCAGAGGAGCAAGCTGAACCACAGCGCATTCCTATTGCAATTGCTGGAGCAGAGATGGAGCAGAAGCAGCTCGCTTGATAAAGACAAATGACATCTTTCTTTCGTAGGCCACCTTATTGGTGGCCTTTGTCTTTCTAGTCTCGTACAATTTTCATATGAAAGTAGAACTTATTGCACATACACCATATCCAGAGCTTGTCATAGCGAATGCAGCTAGAACATGCTATGACTCACCAGAAAAAGATCTTAAAGCATCAAGGCTTATGATAAAAGCTATAGTAAAAGCTGGTCATGAAAGCTGTGTTGAGCATGCTACAGCTACATTTCGGCTTTCAGATGTAAGTAGAGTCTTGACACATGAGCTAGTAAGACACCGTCTTTTCAGCTTCTCTTAGCGCTCATAGCGTTATGTCAAAGAGAATGAAGCTAGCTATGTGACGCCAGATGTTCTTGTTGATGACAATACTGCAAATGCTTAGATGAAGCAAGCTAATCTTATATTTGAGATGGCTATGAACAATGCTTGGACTGCATATAGAGACTTGCTTAAGCTTGGTCTTAAGCCAGAAGATGCTCGCTTTGTGCTGCCAAATGCTTGCGCTACTGAGATTGTGGTGTCAGGAAACTTCAGAGAGTATCGCAACTTCTTGAAGCTTCGTCTCTCTCCAAGAGCGCAATGGGAGATTCGCAAAGCAGCAAATCTCATTCTTGCAGAGCTTTATAAGATTGCACCTTCTTGCTTTGAGGACTTGAAAGATGGAACAACAGTCCAACAGACATAAAGTTGGTTAACATTTTTAGATTATTTGATATAATAATCTTATGAAAGTAAGCAAACTTAAAGAAAAGATCTTAGCCGCTAATGCAGCATATCGCTCAGGCACACCAATCATGTCTGATCAAGCATTTGATGACTTGTGCGATGAGTACCAAAAGCTAGTGTCTGAAGATGAATGGATGGAGTTTCGCAACTCTTTGCATGAAGACAAAGGCAAAGTCAAGCATCCATTCATCATGGGCTCTCTTGACAAGTTGAAGTTTGAAGAGCCAGCTCTTGTCAAGAAGTTCATAAAAGAGCATTGCAAGCGCTTGAATGTGTCTGCTAAGATTGATGGAATTTCTTGTCGTCTGCATTATGAGAATGGCTGTCTTGTGTCTGCTTCAACACGTGGAGATGGAGAGTTTGGTGTTGACATAACTGACAAGATCAGATTTGTGAAATGTGTTCCTAAGACACTATTCGCTACAGGCAATGCTGACATTCGTGGTGAGCTTGTGATATGCAAGCAAGATTTCGCTAAGATGACTGGCTTCGCTAATGCTAGAAATGCAGTAGCTGGAATAATCAATCGCAAAGACTGGAAGAAAGAAGACGTCAGCAATGTGACGTTTGTCGCTTACACAATTCTTGGAAAGATGTTCACAAAAAGCCTTCAGTTCAAGCAACTTGACATGTGGAAGTTCAAGACTGCTTGGAGCATCACAATAGAAGAACCAGAAAAAGACACGCATATAGTCGACAAGCTTTTTGACTACGCTGCACGTGGATTTGAATATGACACAGATGGTCTTGTGATTTGTGATGCGGACTATGTCAATGAAGACAAGTATCGTCCAAATGCTTGCAAAGCTTTCAAGATAAACCAGCTCACAGCTGAGACTACCATAATTGATGTGTCTTTTGATGGTCCTTCTAAAGGTGGATTGTTTGTTCCAGTAGCTGTGCTTGAGCCGGTGCAGCTTGGTGGTGCGACAATCTCTAGATGCACACTTCACAACATGGACATAATTGAAAGTCTTGGAATAAAGTATGGAAGCAAAGTCCAGATTGTCCGTAGTGGTGATGTCATTCCAAAGATTGTGAAAGTGCTGAGCACACCTAAGAATGCAGTAGACATCACTCCACCAACTGAATGTCCAATCTGTGGAACAAAACTTGTTCTTGATGGAGTCAATTGGCAGTGCACTAATCCAAATTGCTCTGACAAGAAGCTGCATCAAGCAGTAAGCTTTATCAAGAAGCTTGGAGTCAAGTCGGCATCTGAAGCTACTTTCCAGAAGTTTGGAATTGAGGATGTCAGAGATCTTCTCAAGTTCAAAGCTAATCCAAAGAAGAAGTCAGAGAAGAAGCTTGAAGATGAGCTTCTTTCTAAAGTGTTCACTCGCAGCAAGCAGACATTGCTAGCAGCATTGAACTTCGATGGTCTTGGAGAGACTTTGATAAACAAGATCGTAGACTTCTATGGATATGACAACATCAAAGTTGGAAAGCCTTATGTTGGTCTTCCAAGCGGTGTTGGAGAAGCAACACTCCAGAAGTTCAAGGACAGCATCTTAGAAAACCTTGAGACAGTAGATATGTTTATCAATGACAGTAGATACAATTATCTAGAAAGCAATGGGGATATGTCCACTGTCACATCAAGCAACAAGAATGGCATGTCTGTGTGCTTTACAGGAAAGCTTGACACAATGTCTAGATCTGACGCTAGCAAGAAGGCAGAAGCGGCTGGATTTGAGGTTCTCGGTGGTGTCAAGAAAGGTCTTACATATCTTGTGACTAACACTCCAAACAGTGGTTCTAGCAAGAATCGCAAAGCAAAAGAGCTTGGAACTAAGGTAATTGATGAGAAAGAATTCTTGAAGCTGTGTGATTCTAGTTCATTGGCTACAGACATTTTTGAGATTTGACATGTACAATGACATAAAAGTTTTTGCAGCAGACCATAGATCTAATGTAGATTGGAATCTTCCTTACATCAGACTTGGAAATTGCTAGTCAGACTCTAGCTTGAAGATCACTACTGTGCCAGTTCTATGGCATAAGCAGCTAGGAGAGATAGCTCAAGCTATTGACATAAAGAATCGCTAGAAAGAATTTGGCAGTCCAGACTATTTAGGTCTCTGCCATTACAGAAGATTTTTCACTATAGCGCTTGGTGGAGATAAAAGTCTTTATGACTTGACTGAAGATGAGTTCAAGCCTTAGATGTGCTGCACTCCAATGCAGCAAATTGCATTGCTTAAGAAGTATGAAGCAGACATGATATGCTTTGCTAGAATAAAAAGCTACAAAAAAGAAGATGAAGACAAGATCCATAATGTTGCGGATGAGCTAGAGAACTATGGAAAGCGAATCAACATCAACATGTCAAGACAGCAATTAGATTTAGTGTTTGACTCCTTCTACAAGAATCTTCCAACTACATTGAAAGAGCATTTTGCTGAAGCAATGAAAAGCACTTTGATCCATAGTTGCAACATATTTACAGCTAAAGCATAGATATTTTGTGATTGGGCATCTGCTGTTGAAGCTACATACAAAGACTGCAAAGAAAAGTTTGACAATGATGGTGTTCGCCATTCATTCAATCCACGTTGGTTTGGCTACATAGCAGAGCGTCTTACAAGCATCTACATTGACTGCTGCAAGATGTCCGGCGCAAAGAAGATATTTTTGCCATTGCTTGCTATAAACAGCACAATCCATAAAGAAAAATAAGCAACGCATCTATTAAGATGCGTTGCTGTCATTATCTATTTTTATTGATTTTATTATGGAGTTGGTGGTTCTTTGCTTATTGCAGAAAGCATTTTAACTATTGTATTCATTCCATTAACAAGTTCATCAACTTTTGCTCTTAATATATCAATATCACCACCACCATCGCCATTAAATGAAGTATCCTCACTAATTTTTGTTATTGCAGTAATTGAATTGACACCAGCTCTCATGTTAGTTATAAGCTAATTTACATTAGTTGTAGTTTCATAATTAGTCATGTTACTAAGCAACTAGTATGTTCCGCGAAGTGCAGGTGAATTTCCACCATTTCCTTCAAGCTCATCTTTCGTGTAGTAGTTTCTCAATATTCCATTTGTAGGATCACTTAATGCATTGTTTGAAACATAGTTTGCCGTTGTAGCGTAATCTGCAAGTATTCCCTAATTGCTTCCACCATCACCAGTAAGCCATACTTTCTTAGCATATTCAATAAATACACCATCTCCATCTTTTGCATCTTGCGCTAATGCAGCCGCAGAAACATATGTACTAGAAATAGTGCTAGAAATACCAATTGGAGCAAATGTTATATCAGCTTTAGATTTAGCATAATAGTCATTCATCAATGTTGATATGTAGCTGTCATTGCCAGAAGATAATGCAGATTTTGACACACATTCATTAGCTAATGCATATCTTCCAAATACTCCAGTTCCAGTATTTGCATTTGATGTAAGTCCAGCAAATTCACTTGCAAAAACATAATTTGAAGATACTGCATTACTAAGTGCATTGCTAATTCTGTTGTCTGCTGATGTCATATCAGTTTTTATTGCAGAACTAATTGCACCACTCAACTAAGCTAATGGAGAACCAGCCGCAGGAGCATTCCAAGTACCAATAGTACTATTATGCTTATTCAAAACAGTTAAATTATCTTCAACAATATTGCTACGTATTGAATTATCTATTGCATTTTGAACAGCTGCAATATTGACATCAATTATGCTTGTATTATGGCTTGTCTCACCTTGTTTAGTTATTATTGTGTATGTTCCTGGTGAATATACCTCAGCAAGAGATGTAAGTGGAACAGTTATTATACGTGTCTGATTATCAGCATTAAATGTAAACACAAGTACTGATACATTAGAGCTATTAGCTGATACTTCTACATTTTCAAGCATTCCATCTTTTATGAATGGACCATAGTCAAAATATGCAATTTGCTACTCACCGAGCTTAAGCAACATTTTACTATTGTCTGAATCATCAGCAAAACTCAAATTTCCACTTAATGCGACTTTTGCTGCATCAACAGAAGTGTCAACATATGCTTTGTTTGCAGCGTCGGTTGGATTTTCTGGACCTGCAAGTGCTACTATCTTGTTTCCAAACATGTTGTAGTCAGTACCAGTTATGCTGTATATTACATCTTTGCGATTCTTTTCTGCATCAGTTAATGCGCTATAACTAGCTGCTGTTATCTTTTGGATAGTCAAGTTTGATATGTTTTCTGGCTAACTAGTAGGGTCAGCTTTATATTGTATC